AGGTCCGCACCGCGACCGGCGAAGTGCTCTGGAGGCGGGCGTGAGTCGGCCCCTCTCCTCCTTCACCGTCGCCGAGCTTGACGCGCTCCCCATCGGCTACCGGTTCGTGGACCCGAGCGACGGCGACGTGTTGACCAAGGAGGCGGACGGGTGGCGGCGGTCGCTTGGCTTGAAGGGCGAGATCGCTCACGACTCATGGACGATCCGCACCGCGTTGGGCACCGACTTCCAGACGATCGACGACGTCACCCCCGAACCGCCGCCGGTTGCGCTTGAGCCCTTCGCCGGCCGCCTGCACGTCGCCATCCCGACAGACGCGCCGGTCCTGTCGTGGTCGCCGCCGGGGGATCCGGGCGTGTTCCCGTCGGAACCGAAGACCATCACCTTGGACGAGTGGCGCGAGTTGTGCCGGAAGACGGACTACACCGAACCCGTCACCCGCCCCGACTACCCCGGCGTCACGTTCGCCGTCACCGACGTGAACCCCCGCGCCCCTGACTGGACCCCGCCCAAGCGACGGGTCTACAGCACGGTCGACGGATGCACGAAGGTCGCCGACATCCCGCCGGATCTCGTTGGGCCGGTGAACCTGTCGGCGTTGGACTGGCGTGACACCGACCCCGTGACCGGCCTCCTCGACTTCCCCGCCGTCGCGCCCCAAGGCGGACACACCGCCCGTGAGGCGAACGTCATCGCGGCGTCGATCGGGTGGCCGACTGTACCCATGGCCGACCTCTCGAACGAGACGAACGGGGTCGTCGTCCGCTTCGACGGCGATCCCTACCACCGCACCAACTGCCCAACCTGCAAGGCGCCGATCTTCATGCTCGCCGGCACCGGGATCCCCACGACGGGAGGACTCGACGCCCGGTCAGGGGTCATCGCGCGGGACACGGACTGGAGCCCGCACACATGCGCGACCTGCCCACCGGTCCCGCCCTACGTGCCATTGCCCCCGATCACGATCGACACGACCGACCCAACCTGCGTGCGCCGTGTCACGGGCGCGCCCATGGGCCTCCCCCCACGCACCCTCGCGTCAGGGGAGGCCAACCGGTACACGCGCGAGATGGCCGAGGCCCGCGCCGCTCGCTACCGGATGGACGGCTACACGGACGTGACCGTCAGCGTCTACCGACCCGACCCGAAGGCGCCCGCGGAGAAGTGCCCGGCGTGCGGTGAACACGGGTGGCACGACAGCCGATGCGACCTCGACTCGTACCACTTGCGCACCTACCTCCGCACGAACGCCGACCCCACCAGCACCGCCGACCAGGTAGCCGCCGCGTTGGACCTGCTGACGGAGGAGGATCGGGCGTTGGTCACCGCACCCGTTCCATGGAGTCGCCCGTGTTGACCCTCCCCGAAGCCCTCGCCGAGATCGAGCGACTGACCGGCGTGATCTCCCGCAACAACGCCAAGGCACGGGACCTGCGCGACGAGGTGATTCGCCTACGCGCCGAGAACGCCGTGCTCCGCGAACGGAAGGCCCCTCGCGACCCCATGGACGAACTCATGGCGGCGTTCGGGAAGGGGCGCCGTTGATCACCCTCACCACCGACGCGAACGAGCGCTGGTCCCTCCCCGTTCACCGCATCATCGACGTCCACGACCGCACGCCCGGGAGCAGCGTCACCGTGGTCAAGGTCGCTGGCCCGAAGGAGCGCGCGTCCGGATACAACTACCAACCTGTGCTCGAAACCCCGGATGAAGTGTGGCACCGGATCAAGGTCGCCCTCGACACCCCCACCCCGAAGAAGGACTGAACCATGCCCCGCGCAAAGAAGACCCCGACCGAGATCCCCGCCGTGACCACCCCCGCCGAAGTGGGGAATCCTCACGTCGCGCCCGAACCCGCGCGCAAGGTGTTGGAGGTCCCGCTCATCACCGAGATCGGCGACGTCATCACGTCCCGTCGCTACATCCCCGACCCCGTGAACGTCGCGACCACGGAGCCCGACACGGCGTTGACCCCCGAACCGGTCACGCCCGGTGAAGCGCAGGTGCTCATCCCGGCCGTTGACCTCGACCACTACCGCACCACCATCGCCGAGCAGTCCGCCCGCATCGCCGAACTGGAAGCGCAGGTCGATCCCCCCGGCTGGCGCGAGTCCCGGGCCTACCGCGACGGCCTCGCCCTCGACGACATCCGATGCGCCATCCTCGACACCGGCCACCCCCTCGGCGACGACACCGACCCCGAGTTGACCCCGCTCCGGTTGGTCAAGGAGGTGCTGGCGAAGGTGGCCGCGCTCGAATCCGAACTTGCCGCGTACCGCAAGGCCCCCACCGAACCGCCTCCGCCTGCACGCCCCGTCGCAACGTGGATGGGCGACGTGCTCCTGACCCCCGGCGGCAAGGTGCTCGGGCGCGTCAACGTGTCCCGCGGCCCACTCGGTCACCTTCAGGCGGCGCCGATCTACTACCCGGGCGAGGACCAGGAGCGCATGGGGCCGATGGGCACGCTCGAATCCGCGCGCGAGTGGGTGTCCGAGTTCGCGCGGAAGATCGGGTGGACGGTCGCGTGACCCGCCCAACCTGGCGCCCCGCCCGGCCCTACCCCTTCGACCTCGACACCGAGGCTGACCGGGTATGCGCCGAGGCGTGGGCGTCGGACCCGCGCCCCGATCGGATCGTCGTCACCGTCGGGGACCTGTCGCGCGTCGTCGGGGTGCCACGGGTGGAGGCGCCGGAGATGTTCCGGGCCTCCGTTCGGGACGCGCTGCGGGAGATGGCCGAGCGGGGGGTTTAGGTCCGGTTCCGCCACATGTCGGCGGCGTTGTCTTTCGCGTTCCCGGCGTAGATGTGCGCCGGGTTCACGCACGCCCTCACGTCGCACCGGTGGCACGCCATCAACGCCCGATCGTGGAGGCCGATCGCGAGTCGGTGTGCGAGGAAGAGGCGCCCTGCGATGCTGAACACGCCATACCCCCGGCTGTTCTTCGCACCCGTCCACAACCAGCACTGGGTGTCAAGGCGCTTGTGAGTAGGCCCGTTGGGGTTCACGAATCGGGCGAACCGTTCGGGGTCGGTCACGACCGCAACAGGACCGCGAGCGCGAGGATGAGGGTCGCGATCAGGGTCAGCGTCGCCCCGATGCAGGCCAGTGTGAGGAGCCACGAGATCATACCCGCCCCGCAATCACGCACGCCAACGCCGTGATTCCGGTCATGATGCAGAGGTAAAGCACGCCCGCGTAGTAGGCGACCGCGAGGAGGGCATCAAGCATCCCCATACTCCTTCTCGTCCACGTCCACCCCGAACAGCGCACACCGTTCCGCGAACGTCATCGCGGCCAACAGGTCCGCCGCGTGCTCGCAGTACGTGTGCTCCTCCCGAACCGCCCACGCCTTGCACCACGCGATCGAGTCGTCCCCGAGGTTGTGATCCTCAACGACGACGTGAAGGCAACACCCGCCGGCACGTTGGGACAACTCGGTGGTCAACGCCCGCGGGTCGTTCAGGCAGTCAGGACAAAGCAGGATCTCGCCCGACTCTTTGCGGTGGGTTCGTTCCTTGGCCGGTCCCCACTTCGCAACGAGGTCGAATCCGCAGTCGGGCCACGTTGGGCACCCGCAAAGGGCACATACACACTCGCTCATCCCCGCCTCCCCGCAACCGCCAGCGCCATCGCATCCGGCCACGACTTCAACAACGCCGCCAACGCCAACTCTGGCGAATCCCCGAACCCCGACGGACCCGGATACGCCGTCGCGACCCACTGACCGGGCGCGCACTCGTGAAAGACGACGACCGCGCCGGGGCCTTCGACGGTGACGGGGTTCACGTCGTCACCCGCTTGTCCTCGGGTTGCTCGATCCGGTACGCCTCGTGTCCGCCGTCGCGCGTCACGGTGAGCCCGACGGCATCGCGCTCCCACTCGTCGGGCTCGTCGATGTCGAGGGGTTTGGCGCTTCCGCCGTCCGCGTGGATGCTTCGGGCGTGCGTCCACATCGCTTCGATCGCTCCGGCCTCGGTGGGGCGGATCGCGATGACGCGCGCGGTGTAGTGCGTGGAGTCCCACCAGCCGTTCACGTCGACGACAACGAACGGACTCATCCGATCGCCCGTTGCAGGCGGACGACGTGGGCGTATGCACGGCCGGTGCGGATCCCGATCGTGCGCTGCCACCGCGCGAAGATCCGACCCTTGCGCCGTTTGCGTCGCTCGAAGAGGACCGGGACAACGGCGGGTGGGACGATGCGCAGCCGGCGGTACGTGCCGAGGAAGGGGTGGCGCCTCATCCGGTCACCCGCTTGTCCGCCAGCCCCGATTCAAGCGCCGCGACCAACGCATCGGCCTCGGACGCTCCACTGGCGACGCGCAGCCGCTTGGGTTCGGCCCGCTCGCTCACCACGACCCACACCCGCTCCGTACACGCGAGGTCCCGGAAGAGGGGCAGGACGTGGAGGTCCGAATCATTGTACCGCTCCCGCACCGTCGCGAGCCACGTCCCGAGGGTGGCGGGGTCGCGGGGGTCGGGCACCTGATCATCCCACACAACCCGCGCCCATCCCGGCCGTCCGTAGGCGGTCACCACGGACGGGCCACCGCTGTCGCGCGTGACCAGCCACTCCACCGGCACGCCCTCGTTGTCGAGGGCGATGACGCGCAGGGTGTTGCCGCCGACCGAGGGTGAGGCGGCGGCTACCTTCCACCCGCCACCCGCCTTGATCCACCGCTCGCCGAGTGCCCGGCCTTCATCGGTCATCCGTTCCATGCCAACCTCCAGAGTGACGTCGGCGCCTCGGCATAGTCGGGGCACCCGTCCGCACCCGGCATGGGTGCGCCGTCGCCGTCCACGTTCGCCTCGACCCAGACGAACAGGTCGTCGGAGGGCGTGTCGGATGCGAACAGCCGGTCGACTACGACGCAACACCGCGCCCTAAACGCGTCGTGGTAGTCGTGTGCGCAGGTATCGCAGTTGCGGGGCTTTGCTTCGCTCATTGGGGACTCCGCGGCGGTTGTTTCGCTTCCCACGCCGCGCACTTCGAGCACTTCGATCGGTCGGTGAAGTCGCGAGCGAACCAGCGTTCGCCGTCGATCCGGGTGGCACGGGCGCCACACACGGCGCGGGGTGAACCGAAGTGGACGATGTGGCACGGGTTGGCGGGTTTGCTCGGCCACACCGCGGAGGTCCAACGCCACACGGCGGCGTTGTCGGCAGTGGGCGTGAAGGCCGCGTCTCGCGTGTCGATGCCGGCGACGGCCTTCACGCCCGCACCCGCTTCCCGCGCTTCTTCGCCGCCCGCTCCAACCCCTCGGCGATGAACCGGCGCACGACGCGGGACACGTTCGGGCATTGGGGGTCCTCCTCGTGCGCGATCTCTTGCAGCGGGGGGATGGTGTCGGGGTCGATGCTGAAGGTGCGGGTGATCATCCCCAACCCTTGAGCGCGTTGTTGATGAGGTTGGCGATCTCGGCGGGGGACTCGACGAAGCGGGCGTGGCAGACGATGCTTCCGGGTTCGACGCTACTCCCGACGGCGGCCACGACCGTCCCACGCTCGTCCGTGAGTACGTCGCCGATGCTGTTGATCGCGAACGCCTGCTCGGCGGTAGTGCCGTCGTCACACTTCTCGTGAAGCACAATGCGGAGGTAGGTCTGAACGGGGTGCATGGTCAATCTCCACCCCGTCCCTACCACGCCCTGTTAGCCCCCGTCAAGCGCGGACACGGGGGATCGGGTACTATGGGTGCGAGGAACCCGCCATGACCCGCGCCACCGTCCGCCACCTTCCCCCGCTCGCCGAACGGCAACGGCGCCACAAGCGGGCCCTGCTCCTACAGCGGCGCATCGAACGCATGAACGCCGCGCTCCGTGCGGACGCCGTCGCGAAGGGCGTCAACCCGGCATGGGTGAACCAGTATGCGAGCACGACCGGGATGATGCACGACTTCCGCGCGTTCACGGTCGCGATGCGCGGCGGCAACCGACTGGCCCGCAAGCGTGCGAAACGGGAGGGCCGGTCACCGTTCCCGCCGTACAAGCCGCCCGTGATGCTGATGTCCGAGGCGTCGGTGTCGAACCTTCACCGGGCCATCCGTGAGCAGGGCGGGATCCGTGAGACGACCCCCGTTCACCAAGGGTTCGGTGGGTTCAACGATTGGCCGGTCGCGGGGGACACCGTCGCCCTGTCGTGGTCCGGTACGTGGACGTGGGGCGACGCGTCATGAGCCACCGGTCCAAGAACGCCCGCACCCGACGCCGACGCGAACGGTTCGCCGCCCTTGCCGCCGAACAGGGACTCACCCTCGAACAGTGGCAGGCGAATCGTGCGCAGGAGTGTGCCCGCGAGTACGCCCAACGCCGCGAGCAAGAGGCACGCGCCCGAGCTCAACGCGCCGCGGACCTCGCCGTGGCCCGTGACCGTGTGCGTCGGGGGACCGCGACGCTCGCCGAGTTCATGGACGTCCACATGGCGAACACGATGGACTTCGTGTCGGCGGCGTGGGAGCGGCGGCTGATTCACGGCAGTCGCGCGGACGAGGTTGTGTTCGACGCGTTCGGCCAGCCCGTCACGTTGGGATAGGGGTTCGCGTGGCTTTCTCGCTATCAGATGTTGACTCGTGGACGCCGGCTGACGTGGAGCAGGTCGCGTCTGCGCTAACAATGATGAGTTGGTACGAAAACTTCCGTGACTTCGCACGCGCGTTCTGGGATTTGGCAGATCCAACGCCGCTTGTCTGGTCCTGGCATATGACTACGATCTGCCAAGAATCCCAAGCCATCTCCGAAGAAGCCGACCGCCGCCGCGCCATCTACGACGCGATCGTCCGCGAGTGCGGCGACGACCACGCCTTGCGCGACCAGCGGATCACCGATGAGGTCGACTCGACGCCGCTCCGGTTGGTCCTGCTCATCCCTCCCCGCGGGTCGAAGTCCACGCTGTTGTCCAAGCTGTTCGTGCTCTGGCGGTGGGCACGCCGGCCGGACACGTTCCTTGCGTTCTCGGCGATGGAGTCCAAGATCCCCGAGTTCGGCCTTGCGATCCGCGACGTGCTTCGGAGCGACCGGTATCAGGCGTTCATGGCGTTCCTCGGTCAAGCCAAGGTCGGCGCGAAGATGGTCCAAGGCCGCAAGGACAGCGACGCGACGATCGCCCTGACCCTGTCGAACGGCGCGCGGTGGTCGGGTCACCCGATCGGCGGCCGGTTCACGGGTAAGAACGTGGACATCTCCATCATCGACGACCCGCATGACGTGGACGAGGCCATGGGCGCGCTTCGGTCGACCGAGTCCAAGGCGGCGGCGGTCGCGAAGGTCGAGGGCATCTACAAGAGCAAGATCAACGACCGCTACAACCTGCGCATGGTCGGCATCACGATCCTGATCATGCAGCGGGTCCACCTTCACGACCTTGCCGCGTTCATGACCGAGCAGGGCGCCCGTGTCGTGACGATCCCCGCGGAGTACGACCCGACCGTGCCGCTGATCTCCGACCCGTTCGGAATCACGCAGACGGCATCGAAGGACCCGCGCACGATCCCGGGCCAGTCCTACAACGCGTCCCGCTTCCCGCCCGCGGAGTTGAAGCGCCTTCGGGAGATCGACCCGTTTGGGTACGCCACCAAGTTTTTGATGCGGCCTACGCTGCAAGAAGGCTCGAAGATCCAGCGTTCGTGGTTCAAGAACGAGTACAACGAGGACCCCCACGCCATCGCCGCCGAGTGCTCCGAGGTTGCGATCTCCGTCGACTCCGCGTCCACGACGAACAAGCGGTCGGACTACACCTCGATGGGTGTGTGGGGGCGCAAGGGCTCGGTTCGGATCCTGCTTGATCGCCGGTTCGGGAAGTGGGGCCTGTACGGGCTCATCGAGGAGTTCAAGTCGCTCGTGTCCGCCTGGCCCGAAGCGCAGTTCAAGTTCGTGGAGAACAAGTCGTCGGGTATTCAGTTGCTCGAAACGGCGGAACGGCTGGGCATCCCCGGCGTCGTCCCCGTGAACCCGACGCAGTCCAAGCGCGACCGGTTGGGGTACGCCATCGCCGCGCTCGAAGCGGGCAACGTCTGGATCCCGGCGTCGGCCCCGTGGAAACAGCAGTACGTGGACAACATGGTCGGCATCGACGCGGGCGGTGCGCACGACGATGATGGGGACATGACGTCGCAAGTGATGGAGCGATGGAACGCGGGGTTTTCCTCGTGGCTCACGTCCGACATTCGCGCCCTCATCAGCGATGCCCGGCCCGCCCATGCGATCACCCCTTACGTGCGGCGATGGGAGCGCAAGGACGACGTCATCCGGCGGATCAACCGGTCGGAGCGGCGCCAGACTACGGACGCGGCGGTCGAGTTCTACGCGGGCATCGTCCCCGGGTGGTGTACGGGTCGCGCCGGGTCCGCGTCGATCGGCGTCATCCTCGACATGCGGGGGACGCAGGTAGCGATGGTCGAGGTCAACGACGGGGGGATCGCCGAGTTCGTGTCCGTGTTCGCGGAAGAGGCCCTGTATTGGGGCGTGGAGCGCGTGCGGTACGCCGAGCTTCCGGGGATGCCGGCGTCGCAAATGGCTCGCGGGTTGTCGCAGCAGGGCGTCGGAATGTCCGCACACCGCGCCTTGCCCGGCCAGCGTCAGCGGTACGTCGGTGAGGCCAGGAGCGGGTACACGGGCGTGCGCGAGCAAGCGGCGGCGTTGTGGGCGTCGTTCATCGGGCAGGCCAACCGCGGACTCACGCAGGTCCGCGACATGGAGACGTTGACCCGGCTGGAGACGATCATCGAGGACGACGGGATCCCGAAGATGCCCGACGGCGGGCCGGTGACGGGGCGAACGCTCGCCTACCTGCTCGCGGTGTCGTCGGTCGCGGATGCCCGGCCGGTCGCGCCTCCCCAAGCGGCGGACAACGCGCGCCTCGAAGGTGTCGCCGCCTCCCTGAACGCGCGATAGGCGAGCGGGGAGGAAACCATGAGCGCACACCCCGAGTTCGACGCCTACGTCACCGCCACCAACGCCGTTGACGACCTGTTGCCCCGCGTGGCCCACCTGTACGTGCTCTGCGACTCTCGCCGCTGCGAGTCGCAGGAAGCATTGGACGAAGCGCGCAACCTCCTGCTCGCCAACGCCGACGCACTGGATGTCGCGATCGAGGCGTTGGGCAAGGCGGCGAACGCGTGGACGGCCAGGGTTCGCCGCAAGGTGATGACCGACCGCATGGCCGGACTCCCGGTCGTGACCGGAGAACCGCCCGTCGCCTCTTGACGTTGCCCCGGGCGCGTGAATCGGGTAGCGTGCCAACGGAGGCAACCGCATGTCTGAACTGCTCAAGGCCCTGTCCGCACAGGGCAACACCACGGCCCACGTCCGCGTCGTGGACGCGCCCGAAGAGAAGGGCGAGACGTTCCCGTCGATCACGTCCATCGAAGACTGGAAGGCGTGGTTCGAGAAGGAACTCCGCGCCGACTACGCGCCCGTCCGCCTGCTCGACGAGGCCGAGTACAAGCGCCACATGGGTCGCGGGTGGGCCATCCCCGAAGGCGGGTGGGGCGGCTGGGATCCGGCGTCCGACCCGGGCCACTGTTCGCGCTGGTACATGGAGGAGCGCGCGCCCGTCCCGATCGAGCACGTCGTGAACCTCGTCCGCGAGATCCAGCACCGCAACAACATCCACGTCAGCGTGTCCGCGAAGTCGCCCGGGTCGTTCCACAACGCCCTCGTCGCGAACCGGCACACGCAGGCGGGTCGGTGGCGCCCCGCGCTCGTCGAGTTCGAGACGGCCAACAAGCCCTTCCTCGATCGCGTCGTCCCGTCGCGGCAGGGGATGCCGGGCAAGGCCGAGAACTTCGACCTGCTCGACGAGGCGGGCAAAGGGCCCACGAACGGCTGGACCACGATGGCGAACATGAACCGCATGTGCGTCATCGTCCGCCTGTTGTGGGTGGACACCGCCCGGCAGCGCGAACCCCGCGTGGTCGACGGCGTCGTCATCGCGGACCAGAACATCGTGGTCAAGGGCGCGGACAGCGGCAACGCGGCACTCGCCGAGGCCATGGGCAAGATCGCCGAGGGTCAGGCGGCCATCGCAAGCGCGCTCGCCGCGAAGCCGGTGGCCGAGGTCGCGAAGGTCGAACCCCCGAAGGTCGACCCGCCGGCCATGACCGAACGCGAGAAGATCCTCGCCGCCGGTCCCCGCAAGCCGGGCGACAAGTAGTCCATGGACGCCGCCGCCACCCCGGAGAAAGCCGAAGCCCGCCGCCACGCGTTGCGGGTTCACGCCATTGTCGAGAATCATCGCCAGTGGGTACGCAATCGGTCGGATGACTTCGGGTTGGCGAACGCGCTCTTTCTGACGAAGTTCTGGGCGTGGTTCGACTCGTGGGGCGCACGTCGCCACGGGTCGAAGTGGAAGCTGAAGCGCACCGGGGAGGAGACGGAGGACAACCGGATCCAGAAGGAGGTCCAGACCTACAACGCCGCCCTGTTCCCCCGGTCGCTCAAGTGCAACGTGAAGCCCGACCCCCGGAAGCGCGGCGACCCGGCGGTCAAGTCGGCGATGCTCAACGTGTGGATCGAGCACCCCGATCAGAAGATGGCGATCCGCGACGTGTCCGAGATGGCCGTGCTCTACCCGGGGTCCGCGTTCAAGTTGGGCATCGAGCAGGGCACGGGGATGCCGATCGACCGCACCTACATCGAGGGCGTTCCTCCGTGGGAGTTGGTGGTCGACCGGGACGCGCGGTCGTACCGGTCGGCGCGCTACATCGGGCACCTGTTCCAAGAGCCCGAAGAGGACGTGCGGTCGCGGTACAAGGACGCGCTCGCCAAGCGGGGCATCACCCTCTGCGGCACGCGAAAGGTGGACCCCCTCAACGGCGAACCGGGCGCCGAGGTCCCGCGCGCGCCGAGCGTCGCCACGGGGAGCAACCCCGACGACGGGATCGACGACCGCTACGTGACCGTGTTCGAGTTCTGCAACTTCCGCGACTCGATCACCGGTCCTGACGGGCGGACCTACCGCGGCCGGCTGGAGGTGTGGATCCTTGATCAAGGCGGCGCGTTGGAGTTCGAGCCCATCGCGCAGACCATGCTTCCGTTCGCGGGGTCCGACGGCGAGATGGTGGGGCACCTGTTCCCGCTCGCCTACATGCACGAGGCCCCGTACCCGTACCGCGGGGAGGCGCCGATCGCGCGTCTGCTCCCGCTGAACGTCGCCCTGAACCGCATGAACTTTCAGATCATGCGCGACACCCAGCGGAACACGCGCAAGGCGATTGGCCTCAAGGGCGCGTTCGAGCAGGACGAAGTCGACAACATCTTCGACGGCAACGACAAGAACGTGGCGTGGACGAAGCGCGACGACGTGCCGCTGGACCGGATGATCTACAACATCCCGCATCAGCCGATCGCGCCCGACACCCTCACCTTCCGCAACACCATCGACGCGATGCTGACCCGCCAGCAAGGTCCGTCGGCGAACGCGCGCGGGGACATCACCGGGGCCACCGCGTACGAGGTCCAGACCACGCAGTTGTTCACGGAGGAAGGATTCAAATACCACGCGTCGCTCCTCGAAGTGACCCTGACCCGCCTGTTGGGCGCCGTCCTGCGCGCGTTCATCGTCGCGGGCGTGGACGCGTCCGACTCCGAGGGCGGCAAGTTGTCCGAGGGGCAGGCGCTGGCCCCCCTCGGCACCGTGGAACCGGACCCGACGCTCGCCACGGACGGCCCGACGATCAGTCAGGAGACGGCGGCGCGGGACCTACCAGCGGAATGGGCCGACTACGACATCGAGTGCGACGGCGAGGTGTACCGCGTCACCCGCGACGCGCTCGACGGGGCGTGCGATGTGGTGTTCACGCAGTCCGAGCGTACGCCGGTCACCGACCAGGCCGTCACGCAGTTCCTGACCGGGCCCGGATTGCAGGTCTATAAGGAATACGTGGACGCGGCGTTGGGTGGGGACATCTTCGCGGAGGAGGTTGCGACGCAGATGGCGGTGCGCGCCGGCCTCCCGAAGTCGCTCCACATCGGAGAGATCAAGCGCCGGATGCAGGAAGAAGGCGCCAAACCTCCCGCTCCACCCCCCGAGAACATGCCCGGAGGCCCCGCAGAGGCCCCCGGCGGACCTCCCGAAGCCCCTCCTGCACCCTCACCGGGCCCGCAAGGACCCGAAGGGGTGCTGTTGGACGCCTTGGTTCAGGCGTTTGAGGCCCTTCGCACCGTCGCAAATGCAGATCCAGCCGCCCGAGCAGCCCTTTTGGGGGCCGGACAGCACCTGAAAGCCGCATTGGACGCCGTTCAGGCGGGTGACCTCGAAGGCGCAAAACCGCATGTTTTGGGCGCTTCCGAGGCCCTTTCGGCGGTCGAAATCGAGGCGGAAGGGGTAGATGTGGCCCGTCGTGAGGTCGCCAAGGTCGTGCGCGCCATCGCTGCCGACACCTTGCCCCAATCCCGTGAGATGAATGTCGGCGTTGGTGCGCCGGAAGTCGTTGGAAAGGCATAAGGAGGAAACCATGCCGCTGTACGAGTACGATTGCGCGAATGGGCATCGAACGCCCATGTTCCGAAAGCGAATCTCCGAGACGCATGACCCGGTCCCGTGCGAGACGTGCGGCGGTGAGACGAAGATCGGCGTGTCCCTCCCCGGGCGCGGCATCGTCACGGGTTCCGACACCCCCGGCCAGAAGACGGTCCTGAAGGATCTGGCCCGCGTTCAGCGGGAAGCGGCGCAGGACACCATGGTCGACTGGAAGTGCGAGGACGGACACGTCACGGTCGAGGTGTACCGCGGCGAGGTCCCGACCGAGTGCCCGTGCGAGACGTGCGGCAAGCCGACGAAGCGCGTGGTGGGCGGGATGCCGATGCTCGACACGTGGACGCGCGAGGGCCGGCACGCGGCCGGCGGCTACTACGACCGCCAGTTGGGCCGGTGGATCACGTCGCCCGGCCATCTGCGCGAGGTCATGGCCGAGATGCAGGTGCAAGAGGGCGGCGACGATCGGACGGTGCTCTTGCGTCAGGCCGAAGCGAAGGCCAAGGCGGACGCGCAGGACCGCATCGTGTTCGAGATGCTGGACCAGTTGAAGCCCGACGTGATCGACGAGAACGACCGGCACGCGATGACCGCCCTGAAAGCGGCGCATCCGGACTGGTGATACCCTACCCCCGAGGTTCCCATGGCTGACATGCCCCCGATGCCCGCGTCTCCCCCCAACGCTCCCCCGATGGACGGCGGCGCACCCGCGTTCAACCCCGACACGATCGTGGCCGAGCTTCCCGAAGGCGACTTCAGCCTGAAGGCCATGCAGCGCCTCGCGGACTCGATCAACGACGCGATCCCCGTCCTCGCGCCCGAGGTGGGCGAGCAGAAGATCGAGATCCCGCCCGAGATGAAGCGCGGCCACCAAGGCAAGCTGCCCCCGCAACTCGCGGTCCCGGCGCTCGTGATCCTCACGGTCGCGGCCACCATCGAACCGAAGTACACGATGGCCGCGTCGGCGCTCGTGGACGACAAGGCCCTGGGCAAGTTGTCGGCCCTGATCGACACCGCCGCGAAGGACAAGGCCGTCATCGCCGCCGCGACGGGCGCGGAATCCCCACCTCCCAAGGGCAAGAGCAAGGGCGCACCGACGCCCAAGGACGACGACACCTCCGAGGAGGTCGAGATGGAGGAGAAGGTGGAGGTCACCGAGAAGGCACCTCCCCCGGGCGTCGCGAAGTACGCGTAGGGGTCACCCCTCGGTCAGTCGCCCGTCCTGTAGGTGGCCCTGCGCATGTAGCTCGGTCACCACGAGGGAGGCGATCCACGTCGCCATCGGCAAGCCGGCGCGTGTCGCAGCGCGTCCGGCGGCCTTGCGTGCGTCCTTCCCGAGCGAGATGGGGATCCGGGTTGCGGCGCGGAGATCGTCGTCAGGGGTGTTCATGCCCGGAGCGTACCCCGCACCCGCGACCGTAGCAAACAGACCGCACGCACACTGTACGCACGTTGCGACAAACACATAGGTGAAACCGGCCGACTTCTACGATCGAGAAAGTGCGCGGGGTAGTCTCTCCCCCATGCCGATCGAGGAAACCGTCATCCCCCCCACTTCCGAGGCCCCCGCCTCCGAAGTCGCGCAACCCGAGGCCCCGGCTACCGCCGTGGTCGACGCCGCACCGGCCGACGCCGCCCCCAAGGGCTTCGACGCGTTCGATGCGTGGTACGCCGAACGAACGGCAAGCGCCGAGGGTGTGGACAAGACGCTGGACGAGTTCGCGTCCGGGTTCACGGTCGACGCGTTCAACGCGTTGGACCCCGCCGCGCAGACGACGGCCCTTGCCGTGCGCGCGCAGTACGAGCGCCGGATGGCCGCCGCCGAGAAGGCCGCGGAGGAGAAGGTCGCCAAGGCCAAGGCCGAGGCGGACAAGATCCTTGCGACCGCCAAGGCCAAGGAGAAGCAGTTGGCCCAGCGTGAGCGCGCGATGTTCGCCGCTGCCGCTGCCGCGCCGGATCCTGGTGCCGCCCCCGAAGTGGACGTCTTCACCAAGGAGGGGATGACCGCGAACGCGGAGTACCTCGCCAAGAAGGCGGCATGGGAAGCGGCGGCCCCGATGCGCGAGCGTGAGCGCGCCGAGGCGACCCGGCTGGCGTGGGAGTCCACGCAGGAGACGTACCCCGACCTCGCAGACCCCAAGGTCTACAGCGAGTTCGAGGCGTTCATGGACGAGAAGAACAAGGGATGGGACCCCAAGAGCGGCACCCCTCCCCGCGTCAGCCTGAAGGTCGGCGCCGAGTTGTTCTTCAACGCCCGCGAGCTTGCCCAAGCGCGTGCCGATCGTGCCGCCCGCGTTCAGGCCGAGGACCGTGCCCGCGCGACGGCCGCAACGCAGATCGGACGCCGTGCTGGTGGTTCGCCCGCTGGCGACCCGCTGTCCATCTTCAACGCCAAGATCAAGGCCGACGAGAACGAGGCGTGGCGGTACTTCGCCGGCCTGCCCGAGGGCGACAAAGCCCGCATCCAAGCATCCTTCACCTGACCTGACGGAGAATCCTCATGCCCGCTGTCAATCTGAACTTCGAGATCAGCGTACTGGCCGCCGCCGGTCAGCGCGCCGCCAGCACGTCCCGTGACGGCCTCCGTCGCGCCTGTTCCCTGCTCCACGCGCAGGAGATGGTCAACGGCAAGGGCAAGCCGAAGTGGGAGGGTGGGCAGTACATGACCACCGAGATCACGGTGCAGAACCACACCGGGATCACGCAGTTCGTGGACGGCTACGAACTCTACGACGCGTCCGCCTACGAGACGCAGCAGGTCCCCCGCTACCCGCTCGCGATCTCCGGCCTGATGATGAAGATCGGCGAGGCCGAACGTCGCCTGCTCGGCGCGACCGAGGGCGCGCTCCGGCACAAGGTCGAGACGCTGACCGAGGCCACCATGGGCTTCCTCCAGCGCCAGTGGCAGTCCCGCGTGCTCACCGGCACCGGAACCGGGTTCACGAACTTCGTCACCCTCAACGGCATCGACTCGACCGCGGGCGTGTTCGAGCAGGACGCCGTCGGGTCGCAGTCCAACGTCATCGGCGGCGTGTCCAAGGCCACGTACTCCGGCGTCATCGGCTGGCAGAACCAGGTTGCCAATCTGAACAATGCGTTCGGGACGAACCAGATCGGGCTGTTCGGCCTGATCGCGAACACCGAGGTCCACAAGCCGCTGAACAAGAAGAAGAAGGTGTGGCTGATGACCGTCAACGGCGTCACCTTCCTCAAGCGCGTCACCCAGGGCGTGCAGCGGTTCGTCTCGACCGACCCGAAGGACACCGACTTCGGCGTGCCCATCGAGTACTACGACGGCGTGAAGATCTACCAGGAGTCGTTCCTGCCGACCTCCGGCGTGAACACGACCACCTACCCGATCACCGCCATGCTCCTCGACCTCGAAGACATCTTCTTCGCGTGGGGCGGCGAGATGTCCGACGTCGGCGGCAAACTCCCGTCCGGGTACTTCGGCATGGGCGACTGGCGCCTCATCGGCGGCCTCCAGAGCGTGCTCGGGTGCCCGATGTCGGTGGTCGGTCAGACCATCGTCGCGGACATGGGCTCGTCCGGCATCGCGTACGCTGGCGAAATCTTCTGATCCTACGGAGTCTCCATGAACGCAGTCAATCTCTCTGGTTTCGCTCTCGACGGAACCAACGTCGCGTCCGACGCGGCGCAGGTCACGACCTACTGGTGTACGGAGGCGGTCACCCTCGGTGACTGGATCTCCTTCTACGACTCGGACACCACGAATCCCGCCGGGATGAAGGGCTACTCCGTGCGCAAGGCGATCAACTCCAACGCGGACGCGCTCTACGGCACGTTCGGCGTCGCCACGCAGACCACGACCGCCGCGGGTCCGCTCGGGGTCCAGGTCAAGGGCTACTGCGCCGTCGCCAACGTCACCACGGCCGCGGACGGGCAGTTGTCCATCGGTGGCACCGGTGGGCGCGCGATCGACTACGCCGGCACCAACCCCGAGCTTCGGGTCATCGGGGTCACGCAGGCCGCCGCATCGGGCAACCTCGCCGCGGTGTTCATCTTCGAGCACCCGCGCCTGTCGGCCTGATCGGTACGCGTCAGGGGGTGGCCTCTGTTGCGGTTTCCTCCCTTCCGGCCACCACCTGACGTTTCCTGTAGGGGGTGCTTCGGCGCCCCCTACGCTGTTTTGGAGTCCCCATGCCGTACGACGTCCGCCAGTACCGCACCCGGTTGGGCCAGATGCTCCAACACTCGCCGCCGACGATCGACGAACGCGAGTTCCGGGTCAACGCGTTGAACGCCGCGTACATGGCGATCAACGACATGGCCGACCTCCTGTTCGCGGAGGTCGAAACGGACTGGAAGGTGTGGACCGAGCGCGACGGGCAGAACCTCGGGATCACGGTGGCCGTGACGAGCGGGTCGTACGCGTTCACGTTCAGCGGGTCGCTCGGCGCGTCGTTCACGTCGGACGCGGGCGGGCAGGACTTCGAGGACGACCAGGGCAACGTCTACACGATCAACCGGTTCACCTCAACGACCGCCGGCTACTTCGCGTCGCCCTACGCCGGGCCCACCAACGCCGCGATGACGGTGTGGAAGATCAAGCCCTACCGCTTCTACATGCCGGTGGACTGCGCGCGCCCCCTCGCGTTCCTCAACCGCGACGTGAAGCAGCAGTGGGCGGGGTGGATCCCAATCATCGACCGGCGCACGGAGGAACGCAACTTCTCGCCGTGGTCGACCTACAGCAGCAACGTCGTGTACGTCGCAGACAACACGGCCGAGTATGACCGCGCGCCCGACATCGGCATGACGCTCTCCGAGAGCACCGCCGCCGGTTCGCTCGCCGCCTCGTCCGACTACGAGGTTTGCTACACGACGACGCAGGAGGGCCGCGAGTCGCCGCCGTCCAAGCCGGTGCGGATCACGATGTCGAGTTCGGTCGGCTTTCACGAGATCGTCGTGGCCGACTTGGAGGACACGCGCGATGGCCTGCTCCCGACCGGCATCTACAAGAACGTGTACATCCGGCGCCTCACGTCCTCGCAGGACTTGCCGGCGGGTGACTTCTACAGCCGGTGGTTGCTCGCGTCCGCTGACGTGGCCGAGGCGACGACCACGGTGACGATCTCGTCCTTCCCGCGGTCCAGCAACAAGTCGCTGACGTACCAGAACGGCCGCAAGTTCATGCGCACGATCTGGCGCCCCGGTCAGGACATGACGTTGCGCCTCCGCTACCTCGTGCGCCCCGACCCGCTCGTGGCCGACTCGGACGTGCCGCGCAACTGGCCCCCGGCGTACCAGGATCTCGTTGTCCTCGGCGCCGCGATCGACATCGGCACGTCGCAAGGTCAGTCGACCGCGAAGATCGCCGAGTGGCGAAACCGGTACAAGACGCTGCTTGACGACATGCTCGCCAACTGCACGCAGGTCGCGAACGCACCATCGCAACGTCAGATGCGCACGGACGGCAGCGGCGCGGCGGGCGTCCTCTACACCAACGGCCCGGTCTACGGGAACTACGGGACCTGAATGGCGACCAGCAAGCCAGCGGCGATCGTCACCGACTTCCGAGGACTCGACGAGCGATGGGATCCTGCTGCGGGCGCAGGCATCACCGCGGGCGTTGCCGAGGATCTATGGTGGGAACCGCGTGGGGCGTGGCAGTCGTCTGGCGGCTACCAGCGGATCGTCCGTGGGCCCCCGACGTTCCCAGCCCCCACGCCGCCGACGTACATCAACCCGTTCGCGTCGTCGGGCGCGATCGAGTCGATCCACTGGTTCAGCCAGCACACGGGCGCGCGCCGGTGGCTCCTCTACATCGACAGCACCGGCGCCCTGTATGCGTTCAACCCGGCGACGGCGGCCCGGTCAGCGTCCCCCGGCAACCGCGCGCACGACCGCAACGGCGACCCGATCACGCGGTCAGTGGTTGAAGGCCCGTGGATCCGCTCGCAGTCGGCTTCGTGGGGCGACCGCCTCTACCTGGTCAACGGCATCGACGCGCCGCTGGTGTTCGACGGCTACGTGTGGGACATCGCCGGGTGGCAGGGTCCGGCCGGCGTCGCGACCGCGTCCCCGATGTCGAAGCCGCAGGCGACCGACAACGGCGGAACGGCGTCGATCAAGATCCCGAACGTCGGCCTTGGACCAACCAGCGACACGGGGGGCACCGACTACAAGTACGCGCGTCGGTACCGGGTGTCGTACATCAACGACCGTGGGGCCGAGTCTCCGCTTTCCGAGCCCTCCGAGTTGGTCTACTTCGTCAACACGGGCGGGACGGGGTTCGCGGACGGCGCACACTTCGCGCAGGTGTCGATCCCTGTCGGCCCGGTGTCGTGTGTGGCCCGCCGGGTGTACGCGACGCAGAACGTGTACGACTCGACCGGAACGCTGATTCAAGGCCGGGATGAGCAATACTTCTTCTGGGGCGACATCCCCGACAACGTGACCGCGACCATTCAGGACTCGTTGGATGACGGATACCTCGGCGCGCTCGTGGATCCGCTCCAGTTCGGCGCATGGCCCGCGTCCGCCGGCATCATCTCCGCGTTCAAGGAGCGCATGTACGCGGCGGTCGGCGGCGACGTGTACTTCTCGCGCCGGGGCAACCCCGAGGTGTGGCCCGCACTGAACGTCCTGTCGGTCGGCGACGCGCACCTGGGGCCGATCACCGGCATGTACGCGACCCGGAACGCGCTTGTGGTCACGAAGGCGCGTGGCATCTACCTCGTGAAAGACGACGGCGTGAACGACCCGGTGGCCGAGACGTTGACGCGTCAGACCGGGTGCATCTCGCAGAACACGATCCGGGAGATCCCCGGGATCGGCATCATGTTCCTGTCCGACGACGGCGTCACGGTGCTCAAGGGCACCTTGCAGAACGAGGGCGTGGAGACGCAGACGTTCAACGCGGGCGTCGGCTTGTGCGAGACGTTCAAGCGGATCAACCGGTCGGCCCTGACCAACGCGTGCGCCGCCGTCTACCACCGCGACAAGGAGTATTGGCTCGCGGTCCCGATGCTGGGGGCGCCGAACAACACGCTCGTGCTCGTGTTCCACTACGAGATCCGCGAGTGGACGACCCGGTCGTTCTTCCCGATCGCGTCTATCCTCGAAACGCCCGACGCCACGGGGTCGCTCCTGTTCGCGTCCTACGCGGCGACCACGGGCACATCCCCCGACGGCATCGCGCACCCCGGCATCTTCGTCTACTCGCGCGGGTGCGCCGACAAGGATGGGACGCCGATCACGCCCGCGTACCAGACCAACCAGATCAGCGTCGCCGCGTCGTTCCGGACGTTCAAACCGCTGCATGTGATTCCGCGCGTCGTGATGCACGGTGAGAACAAGCTCCGGTGTTCCGTGTTCGCCAACTACTCCCCGGCGCCGATTGCGCCCGTCCAAGGCGTGTTGCAGAAGTACCCGCAACAGTACGCGCCCGTGTACGGTGCCGCAGGGTCGAACGCAGCCACCTACGACGCCGGCCTGTTGTGGGCGTCGTGGTTCCCGGGCACGGTGCGGTTCGACCTTCCCGGCGAGAACGGTCAACCCGTGTTCACCGCCGCGATCCGGTTTGAACCCGAAGCTGGCAAGCGGTACATGACGCTTGAAGGGACCTCGTTGGAGATCCAGCCCGCCGACCCGACCGAGACGAAACCCCTGAAGCCCGACGGGACGAACTGATGGCACTCCGGTACGCCCCCACCTACGACGAGAACGGCGACGTCATCAACCCGGCGTTCTTCGTCGAGGGCATGGCCGTATTCGCGGGCGAGTTCAACAGCGGACTCGACCGCGACAACCTCCCGCCGTCCAGCATCGTCGCCGGCAACGTCGACTCCGAGGCGTTCACGTCCGTGTTCGGCGGCAACACCGACGACGACTTCGCGTTGGACAACACGACGACAGCATGGCAGGGCGGCGAAGGCAACGACACGGCGGGGATCGGAAACTTCCCCTTCACCCTCGAACAAGACGCACACGTCATGGTGTTCTGGTCGGGGTCGTGGTCGTGGGATGGGACCTACTCGTGGGTTCCGGATGGCGCACGTCCCGACCACACCGACACGTTCGACACGATCCGGATCCGCGGCACGATCGACGGTCGCGAAATCTTCATGCTCGGACCCTTCGAGGACGGCGCGGTGGAGTGTTCGGCGTTCGGGACGGGTTCGATCCAGTTGCAAGCCGGGTCGTACACGCTCCGGATTCAGGCCGAGTCCGTGCGCCGGATCGCGCAGACGGACCAGACCGACGGGCAGACTACGAACGTCTGTACGTTCGATGAGCGTTCGACCACGATCGTTGTGAGGATCCGATGAGCACCGTTGAAGTCACGGATCTGGTCCCCGGGACGCCGGCAACGTCAACGTCGGTGAACGACACACTTACGTCGTGGAACACCGAAACCGCCGCCGGCCAGGTCGACGGCACGAACGTCCGCGTGGAGGGCGTCGACCGTTGGGTGATGAACCCGGCCGGGAACGTCGTGGAGATGGACACGGAGGCGGCCGAGTACGAGGAAGCTTCGCCGTCGCTCGCCACCGCCGCATCTACTGCCCTGTCGGTTGTCTCGCTCGCGGGCGGCACCTCGGACATGGTGACCCCCGCGGCCCTAAACCTCTCCGCGAACTCCGACGTCATCGTCCACGCGTCAGTACGGGTGTACAGCGAGGCGATTGCTCCCGCGGCGTTGCCGGAAGTGGTGCTCTACCTTCAGTATTCGACCAACGCGGGGGCCACGTGGACGTCGTTCCCGGGTTCGCGGCGGCGCTATCAGATGCGCGAAACGGATGAACTCTGCTCGCTCGACTTGACCACTACGATCCCTGGCGTCGACCAGACCGCAACGTGGGCGCACTGGTTCGTCTCTCTCGCAGATGACTACCTGTTCCGCGTCGCCTTTGAGAACACGGACGGCATCTTCACGTTCAGCGACGGCGTGATCTCGCCGCAGGTGTTCCTGAAGTAGTTGACGTGACCCTGACGGCGGGTAAGGCCGATCACGAGGAACCCGCCATGATCACCCTGCTTCTCGCCTGCGCCGCCCCCGACAGCGATACCACCACGCCCATCATCGGCGCGGACACCGACACCAAGGCCACCGAAGGCCCGCAGGTCGTCACGGTCGTCGAAGACCTCGGCGCGTGCGGGGCAGAGGAAGAGCTTGACGTGCGCGTCCCCGACGGTCAGTTGGTCGGGTTGCAGTCGTCGATCGTGTACGAGGATGGCCGCACGCTGTACCGATCGGACGCCACCGCCTACGTCGATGACGGGTGGGTCGTCGTTCGGTGTGCCGAGGGTCAACCCGTCACCGTCATCATGTGGGTGCTGACCGAATGAGCACGAGCCTGACGCTGATCACCGCGAACTCCAACATCAACGCGACCGTACTCCGGACGCTGGTTGACGAGGTGCGCCTCTACGTGAACGAGCAGGTGGCGGCGGCGGACCTCGGCGCGTTCTTCATCAAGCCGAACCACATCTACCGCCCGGACTTCTTCGGCGGCACGAACCCGCACACGACGCTGACGAGCGGTGAGGTGTACTTCCGCAATCGCGACGACGACGTGGCGCGGGCGGCGTACTACTCGCACTACCTCGGCGAAGGGTACTTCCCGATCCCCGGCATGAACGCGACGATCCAGATTCCCGAGGACATCAACACGAACGGCGGCCATCGCGTACGGTTGCACGCGTCGCTGTACGCGTACGAGTACGGAGGGAATGACGGCCTCCTGAACGCAGGGATGCCCGAGGACGTGATCCCCGGCCAGCCGAACGCAGCCTTGTTCAAGGTGATGGTCAACGGGGTCGCGGTTGGTGGCGGCAAACCGCTGTACAAGGGTTCCATCGACGGAACCGAGCAATACCGCGCGTACTACCCGCGAAAGCAGGTCAGCGCATTGTGGAGCGTCGCCTTGAACGAGGGTGTCCACACCCTCGGGATCGGCATCAACCCGCAGGCCCCCACGACGGACGGGATCACGAAGCACTGCATCGTGCTCCAAGGCGGGCTAAACGTCCCTTACTGGTGTAGGTGAGATCATGGCGATCGGACTGGATCTGACGAACAAGCCGAAAGAAGGCACCAAAGAGCGATACGTCTCGGACAACAGCGTCGGCAACGCGGGCGCCGTGCTGACCGGGGCGGCGCAAGGCGCATCCGTCGGTTCGGTCGGCGGCCCGATCGGTGCCGTCATCGGTGCCGTCATGGGTGCCGCCCGTGCCGGCATCACCCAGCCGATCGAGGAGAAGAAGGCACTCGGCGAGGAGTACGACGCGATCAAGGCGGCCGAGGAGGAGCAGAAGAAGATGGAGCGCGACGCCGCCGCCGACGCCCGCGCTTCGGCCCGCGCCGCACCCCGCCTGACACTCCCCAAGGCGTCCGTGTACGCGTCCAGCGACAGCTACGGGTCCACACTCCCCGACCCCATGGTGACGCGCTGGGATGCGTACAAGGGCGGTGCGTGATGGCCGGCTACAACTACAAACTCGGCACCTACGACCTCGGCGAACCCCCCAAGGCGGCGACACTGTACGCCGACCCGTTCGACCAGGGCCCCGACTACTCGGCGATGTCGTACGAGGACATGAAGCGGTTGGAGGCGGGCGGCAACAAGCGGGCCACCATCGCCGCGGGCATCGGCGGACTCGGTTCGGCCGCGCAGATCGCCGCCGCAGCACTCCCGACCGCGACCGACATCGAGAACGATCGTCGGCTTGCGGAGTTGAAGAAGCACAAGGGTCTGACTGAAGGCCAACGTGCGGACATCGACGAGCAGGCCATGCGGAAGGTCAACGCGTTCGCGGGCGAGTCGCAGGCCCGCACGGACAACGCGCTCGCGGCGTCGGGCCAGACCTCGGCGGCGGCCCTGAACCGGGCCCGCATCGCCGAGAAGACCGCACTGAACAACGCGGCGATTGACGCGGCCGACATCGGGATCCGCGAGAACCGGGCGCAGGTCCAGCGAGACACGATCGAGGAGCAGGAGCGGATCGGCGAGAAGGGCAAGCGTGAGGCCGAGATCAAGGGGTTGGTCGCGCGGACGATCTCGGAGGCGGTGCTCTCCGTCGCCAAGCCGATGGCCGCCGGCATCGTCGCGGACGAGCCCACGGACGCTCAACTGCTCTGGATGCAGAGCGCGAAGGACGCGAACGGGAACCCCCTCTATCCGGGGCTCCAAGGCGCTTCGGGTGCCGACTCGATCCGTCGGATGTACCGGGCGATGGGCAAGCAGCAGAACCGACCGGACGGTGCCGTTCAGATGGCGTAGGGCGCACGCACGGGGGAACGTGCTAAAGTCCCCACGACTCCGGGTGAACCATGGCCGTCGGTCGATTCTACAGCGACAACACCGAAGTGAACGTCGGCGCCCCCACGCTCGGACGCTTCATGGCCGACTACTTCGGCACCATCAAGGCGATGAACGACGACGCGTTGGCCTACGAACAGGCTGGCGAGGGAACGGACGCCGCGGACCTCGACAAGATGGAGATCGCGGCACGCGAGCGGTTCGCCAAGATGGCCGAGGCGTTGCAGGAAGCGAAGTCTGGCGACTTCCGCAGCACGAACGACCTCATGCGCACGGTCATCGAGGGCGGCGTGTCGGAGCGCAACAAGCAGCGGGACGTGTCCGCCGAGATGGCTGGCAACCGCTTGCAGTTGCGTTCGGACTACCGGAAGATCAGCGCCGACGAGCAGGACGAGTTCCGACGCAAGACCGCGACGAAGCCGGAGACAGACGCCGCGATCGACGGGTTCGCGGCGATCGTGCGCAACGACCGGAACGAACCCGCGTCCACCGTGACCGAGAAGATCGTCCAGCAACTTCGCCAGTTCGCGACTGCGGAGAAGGCGGGCGGCGAGTCCGACCCGAAGTTCGTCGCGATGGTCGTCCGCGCCCTGAACGCGGTCAAGGACGAGCCCCGCGGCGCCGAGATTGCGGCGCAGGTTCAGCAGCAGGTGCTCCCCGACAGCGTACGGCGCGGACAGACCGCAGGCGACTACCTCATGCAGATCATGCCGCCGACCCGCTCGCAGGTCGACGAGGAGGCCGAACGCGTCATCCGTGAAACCGGCGGGGCCGGTGCTCGTGGTTCGATGATCGAGGACATCCGGTCGGTGGGCGGCGACCCGAACGAGATCGGCAAGATGGCCGGCGTGAGCGCGTCCACGTCCACGAAGACCAAGGGCCCGAGCGGTGGCGGTTCCGCCGCCCCCGTTCGTGAGGGCGGGTCGGTGAGCATGGAGGGGATGTCGCCCGATGCGATCCGTGCGTACCAGAGCGCGAGTGCGAGCGGGTCCGACCCGTACGCCGCCATGCTCGCCGCGATGGAGGCGCAACAGGCGTACATCGCGGACGTGGCCGCACGTCGGAAGGAAGCCGCCGCGAAGGGCCGCCCGTCGCTCTACCCGCGCCCGAACGCCTACACCGTGAGCCCGAACCGCGCCGTGCCCGAGGCGGTCCAGCGGTCGATCCGCAAGGTCGGCAACATGGACCCCGGGCAGTTCGAGGCATGGGACACCGCGTTGGCCCGCAACGGCGGCAACATCGACCGCGCGTACAAGGAGATGGGCGGCACCCCCGAACGCCGCTACTCCGTGAAGGATTACGCCGCGTCCGAGTTCGAGGCCGGCGGTGGATTGGGTGCGCTGATCGCCGACAACCTGACCGTGTCCGCGGCCCCTCATTCGACCACGAGCAAGGGCGCGGAATCCCCACTTTCCGGCACCATGAAGATGATCGCGGCGCTCCCCAAGGAGGTCCGCGACCTGTTCGGTGAGTCGGTCATCTACGCGGAGAACGGCAAGTACGACGAGGCCATCGCCGCCGCTCGCGCCGTTGCCGACGATGACGTGCGCGCCGCGTTCGGGACCTCCCTGCGCCGCGCGTCGGATGACCCGAAGGCATTGGCCGAGGTGCTGAACGGACTCGCGGCCCTTCCCGAGAGCGTGACGGGCGAGTGGGGCGGGGCCGTACGCAACGCCATCGACGAGCACGCGCGTTCGTTGCCGAAGGTGGGCGCGAGGGCGGACGAGGTGCTGCGCGGGAACCTGGACCGCTTGGGGGGCGCGTTGGAGGGGTCCGGCGTGTCGAAGGCGAAGCGGGCGCGCAAGGAGGAGGCGGAACAGATCGAGGTCAAGGACCAGGCGGCGTACGATGCCGGCGCGAAGTCCGTCCGCGACGCGCTCGATCAGGGCATGGCGATGGAGGACATCCGGTCGGCGTGGAGCAAGGCGGCCGACTCCGAAACCAAGCGCGGGGCCCTCGAAGCGGCCCGCAGCGCGTACGAGAACGACTACCGGCGCACCGCCAAGGAGATGCCGATGGTTGAGCGTGGGGTCGACACCGTGTCTCCCGCGCGCCCTGGCACCGTGAAGGCCCCCGTCGTCGAGTCCGAGGTCAAGATCGAGGAAGACGATCCATTCGCCTCGTTCGCCGCCGAGTTCAAGACCGAATCCGCACCCGAGGAGGACCTGTTCGCGTCCTTCGCAAAGGAGTTCAAGTGAACCGTGAAGAACTGATCCAGAAGGCCATCGCCCTCGGACGCACCCCCGAAGATGCCGCGAAGATCGCCGACGCGTGGATTGCGCGACAGGACGAGTCCAAGGGCGAGAAGAAGACCGCCCCCAAGGCCGCACCCGCAACCAAGGCGCCCCCGAAACCCCCCGCCGCGAAGACCCCGGAACCGCCGAAGCCGTCGCCCGTAGTTGCGGCGCAGGTGCCGAAGGTGGGCACGAAGACGTACGGGGCAGAACCGCCGCCAACCCCGATGTACGAAAGCGCGTTGCCCGACAGTCCGCTCCGGCTGCCGACCCGGCGCGACGAACCGGAGATCGACATCATGGGTCGTGGTGGCCTCTGGCTTGACCGCGAGGCCGCCGCCAAGGCGCAGGCCAAAGACCGCGCGCGCGAGGCGGCGAGCGCGCCCACGGCCCCCTCCGTGATGAGGTACGCCGCCGAAGAGGACGTGCGCGACTACTCGAACGGCGGCGGGTGGCAGTTCACCGCGCCCCGCGAGGTCCAGGCCATGCGCGAGGCGTTGCGCAAGGTGCCTCGGCTGGCCGAAGGGCTCGACGACGCCTCCGACGAGGATGTTAGGGCCGTCTACGAAGAAGAGATCGTCAAGGCACGGAGGTAGACGGTGGGCAAGTACCTCGACGCTGTTCGGGCCAGTCGCGAGGCCGTCAATGCTGTTCCGGTTGCCGAGGTGCCGCCCCCTGCCGAACCGGTGCGGGTGGACGATTCGGCGCCAGCCCCGTCGTACCTTGAGCGGGTTCGGGCCAGTCGCGAAAATGTCGGCGACCGCGCCCCGACCGTCCGTGTGGATGCGTTGAAGGAAGACCTGGCCCGCGGTGGTGCCTTGCTCGCGACCGCGACCCGCGCCGAACGCAAACGCGAGGGCGCATCCGACGAAGAAGCCGACGCCGCCGCGAAGGCGATCACCGACACCGCACTCGTCCTCGGCGACAACGCGGATTCGGGCCGGGTGCGTGAGGCGTTGGCGGCCCGCGTGGGCGTCGACACGCTCGACAAGGCGATGACGCGCGCGTTCGGTCAGCGGATCATGGAGGTCCCGTTGGCGGCCCCCACGACGATCGAGCGTCAGGCCCGGTTGCGCGAGCAGGAGCGCGAGAACCGTTCCGTCGAGAAGGGGTTGGCCGCCGCATGGAACGGCGAGGGCACCGGAGAGCGTCAGGCCGAGGAGGGGGAGATCCGCCCGTGGGTTGAGGCGGTCGATCGTCTCGGATGGAACTCGGGCGAAGACGTGCTCACGTCGGTGTTCAGCGGCGGACTCGTCCCTGCCTACAAGTTGATCACGAACGCCCCCGAGATCGTGAAGGGGTACGCGACCGACAAGGATGTCCAGAAACTCACGGGCATGGCCGGGTCCGCGATGTCGGCTGGCGTCGCCCCCTTGCTTTCTGGCGGCGAAGACCCGTTCAGCCGGACGATCCGCGCCATGGCCGTGTCGTCCGGACTGCCCGACGTCACCGCCGAGGGCATGGACGCGTTGGGGTTTGACTCGTACTCCGTGAGCGAGTTCGCCGACAACGTCCACGCCAAGCCCGAGTTTGACGCCGCCGCGTACGACCTCGTGACCAAGGGCGACCGTGCCGCGTTCGAGGCGGTCCCGTTCAACAAGCTCCCCGAGATGGCGAAGGGCGAGCTTGTGGACGCCGAACGCGTGCGCGAGGCCATCCGCAACGGCACGCCCGGGTTCGAGGGGTTGGCCGGCATGGAAGGACTGCGCGACGACGTGCTGTCCACGCAGGCGTCGTTCCTGCCCGTCAGCGTCATCCGGTCGATCCAGCCAGACGCGGTCCCCGACGACCTCCGAATCAAGGACGTGTTCGCCAAGCGCGAGGCCGCAAAGCCGTGGCGCGGCGACGACATGGGGATGAGCGCGGCCCGGTTGATGAACAGCGCCCTGTTGCGCCCGGCCGGCGATGGCAAGACGCTGATGGTGGCCCCCGGTCGCTTTCAGGAGTTGTTGCGGTTCGCCAACGCTGTGCCCGCCGCGTTGATGAACGTGGACGCGGGCACCGACACGCCCGTCCTGAACCTCCCGCTGGCCCTCCCGCGCGCCGCCCTGTACGCCGCCGAGGCCATGGGCGTCCCGGGTGCCGAGAACGTGCGCGGCAAGGTAGAGGCGTTCAAGGTTCCCACCACGGCCGGCGTCGAGTCCATGATCCAGTCGGGCGAGTACGACGACCTGTTGGAGTCCATGGGGTTCTTCACGTCCGACACGTACGCGAACCGCTACGACCCCGAATCGACGTGGCTGTCCCGCACCCTGACCGAGATCGCGAACCCCGACGCCGCCGGCCAGTACCTCGGCGACACCTACGAACGATTGGGCGGCGACCCCGAATCCACGACGGCGCGCGTGTTGGGTACCGCCGACCTTGCGGTGAACGTGCTGATGCCGGCCGAGGAACTGGCGTTGCTCCCGATCGCGAAGGCGACGGCGGCCACGAACCGGGCCCGTCGTGCCGCAAACGCCGCCCGCGAACTCGGCTTGAACGGAAAGGCCGCGCGAAAGGCTGCAAAGGAAGCGGTGTTCGTCGGTTCGGACCCTCGGCAAGCGGTCGCCGATTCGCTCACCCGCGCGTCGATCGAGGGGATCCGCGACGGCACCCTGAACCCCGCCAAGGTCCCGCTCGCCACCAAGAAGGCGATCGAGTCCGTGCTCCGCGCCGCCGGGATGCCCGAGGATCTGCTCACCGTCGAGAAGGGCCGTCCGCACGCCAAGATTTGGGATGACCTCGCCGACCGCCGCGCCCGCATCCTCGAAACGGCGGCGGACTTCGAGACGATCGGTGGCCCGGCCACGCAGAAGTTGCGCGCGTCGCCCGAGTATCGCGCGGTTGCAGATCAGTTGGACGTCTTCACGCGCACCCGTTCGATGACGCCCGACGAAGAGGCAGCGGTTGCGGCGGACGTGGCGGCGGGACGTGTGCCGAAGATGACGGGCAACCTGTCGATGCGTGATCGTGACCTCGTGTTGCGGTTCCTCGAAGCGGCGGCGTTTCGGGCAGCAGACGACGGGGTGGTCAAGTCCCCCGAAGAATACTTCGCCCGCCACTCGTGGGAGGTCGGCAAGGAGGGGGAGGCGTTGCCGGCGGGCACTCTGAACCAGACGACCACCGTGCGTTCTGGCGAAGAGTCCATGAAGAAGTACGGGTTGGAGCCCGGCAAGAAGTACACGAATCGGCAGGTCGCGGAAGCGTTGGAGAAGCGCCAACGCGCAAAGTACGGTTCGATCGCCGCCGAGGATCGCAGTCCGGAGGCGAGGGCAAAGATCGCGAAGTGGATCCGCGACGAGGTGCTGTTCTCCATCAACAACCCCAAGAAGTCCGGGGTTGGGTGGTACTCAACCGAGTTCCAGAAGGCCCTTGACACCGTGGGTGAGCGGTTCCCCGAACTGCTGGACGATCAAGACGCGCGGGATCTGATGACCGTGCTGTTCGCCATCACCAGCGACGGGAAGTCGGTACCCGACAACCTCAAGCAAGCACTGGACTTGTACGAGGCCCGAAAGGTGACCGGATCGTTCACGGAGATGGGCCATTCTTCGTACAGGGACGCACTATCCGACAATCTGGCAACGCTTCAAGACCTCTACGAGTCGCGCACGCCGGCAGAAGTCCGTCAGTACCTCATGGAGGAGATTACCGTTGCGGACTACAACAAGGCGATGCGGGCAGCGGGAAAGCCTGACGAGGTCATCGACACGTATCAGGGCCACGTACGCATCCCCCGTGCCGCCGCGGTGCTTGGCGCGAAGTTGGGCGCGTTCTACGCGAACCTCATGGGTGCTGAAGGGTACCTGACCATGGATCGGTGGTGGTCGCGGTCGTTCAACCGCTACCGCGGAACGCTCCTGTCGCATGCCACCGAAACCGGGAAGGCGCGGGTCAAGGAGATGCTTGGCAACCCCGACATGTCCGACGCGGACCTGATGACGGCAATCAAGCCGATCGTCAAGGCGTACGACAAGAGCGGGTTCAAGGACAAGACTCCCCTCAACGTGGCCGCAAACACGGTGTGGAAGAACGCGAACGAACTGGAAGATTCGCCGTTCGGTGCCCCTGACCGCACGTTCATGATCGACACCGTGAGGGAGGCACAACGCCTTCTTCGGCAGAAGGGCCACGCCATCAGTGCCGCTGACATTCAGGCCATCCTGTGGTACTACGAGAAACGCCTCTATGGAGAACTTGGTGCCCGAAACTCCCTCGACGCCGCCTACTCCGACATCGCCCGAAACGTCATCGACGCCTACAAGCGCGGAGTTCGACCCGGAACACCCGATGTGGGTGCCCCTGTCGCGCGCCAAGGCGTCGATGTCGCCGAAGGCATGGAACGCCTTGATCGCGTCGATCCCGGCGGCCCCACCCCGGACGTAGGCGCCGAGGCATTCGACGGCGACGCCGCAAACGCTCTCGCCGCCTTGGACGATCCCGACCGCCTCCTCTCCCAAGAATCCGGCGTCACCCGCGGGTCGATCGAACGCGTGTCCCCCGAACGCGCCGCCGGCACCGACTACGCCAAGGCCGAGATCGCCCGCCTTGTCGCCGAAGGGTCGTCCGAGGTCGCCGCCGCGATGAAGGTCCGCGACGCCCTCCCGCGTCGGATCGCAGACATGACCGAGCGCGACCTTGGGATCCGCGACTACTTCACCGGCGGCCCCACGAAGGCGCGTACGGCACCCCGTCGTCCCGCTCGTCCTGATCCGCTTGCAGATCCCGCCGTTGTCGCGGCACAACGCGAACTTGACGCGGCGACTGCTGCACGTCAGGCCATTGCCGCCGAGGCGTTGGCGCGCGGCGAGAAACCGTGGTCGTTCCCGCCGTCGCCCGAGATGCGCGCGGCGGACGATGTGGTGGAGCGTGCCTACACGCGCCACATGCTCGCGTTGGACCGAGCCAAGTCCGTGCTTCGGTCGGAAGAGGGCGGCGTCGTTCGCGGGACGATTGAGAGGGTGCCGAGCGATGCCCCCGCCCGTGTCCTGCCCTCGCAGTACGGCGTCACCCCCGAGGATCTGAACCAGACGTCGAAGGGGATCCCCTACCTCTCCATCACGGTTCAGGACGTGGACACGGACGGAATCAGCATGGAACTGATGTCCGCAGATGGCAGGGCCACGCCCATGCGCGTTCGGCCCGATGCCGTGGATGCCGAGTTTGGGGAGCGTGTCGGCACGCACATCCGCGACGCGGTGCGCCGGTTTGAGCGCACTGGCGACAACGTCGAAATCCACCCAGAAGGCGAACTGATCTCCCGGCTGTTCACCAACCCAGACGGCGCACCGGACCATGTCGACGTCCGCACGATGCTGAAAGCCGTTGTGGACATCGCCGACGAGACGGACGACATTCTGGCCGCAGAACTCGCGCGCAACCTGCTCGACAACGCTGATTCCGACCTGTTCGCGCGCACATCCGTCGAACTCGTCCCGTACGACGGCGAGAACGTGGGGGCGTACTACGACGGGATGGTCACTCTCACGAGGGACGTGGGGCCCCGCGTCGCGCTCCATGAGGCCGCCCACGCCGCGACCTACCGCATCCTTCATGCCGACCCTGCGACCCTCTCGGAAGCAGGGCGCACCGCCGTTCGCCGGCTGAACGAGTTGTACGACGAGGTCAAGGCATCGGGTCGTATTCCGAAGGCCGAATACGGGTTTACCAACATCGATGAGTTCGTGGCCGAGGCATACAGTAACGACGAATTTCAGTCGTGGTTGCGATCGGTTCCGGTCGCGGGTAGCTCTCGGTCGTTGTGGGACGCGTTCGTTGAGACGATCTCGGAATGGCTTGGGTTGTCCAGTTCCGACGCGTTCGCGCACGTTATGGCGAACACGCAGATCGTGATCCGGGAACGACCGAGCGGTGCGACTGCGACACCGTCGGCCCCGCTGTTCTCGCGCAAGGGCGACACGATCCGCGGCGCAATCTCGCCCGACGCCCGCACCGTCACCGTGGACAACCCCGAGTACGCCGCGTGGGTCGCGAGGGAGGCCGCGCTTTCGGCCGAGGTTGACGCGCTTCGGGACGCGCCCGCCGCCGTGGGTGCCGAGGTCCCAAACCCCGCCTACCCCGATGCGGTCAAGCAAGTTCAGGCCACCGACGCCGAGATCCGCGACATCAAGCAGCAGGCATCGCGCGCGTTCGGCGTCAACCCGGCGTGGACGGCGTGGGAAGCCGAGATCCCCCGGCTGGCGAACGACCCCGAGGCGTTGGGTCGGCACATGGCCGCGCAACCCCCGAAGTCCGCGCAGCACGTCAACAACGCCCTGATTGCGCAGAAAGAGGCGGACCTTGCGGCGTTGCGGGCGAACATCCCGCCGAAGACGCTGACGCAACCCGCGCCTGTTGACCCCGCCATCGCCGCGCGCGAGGCCGACCTTGCCGCGACCCGTGCCGCCGAACCGCCACGGACGGTCACGAAGCCCGACGACGTGTCTCGCTGGCTGCTCAAGTTGTTCCGCACGGGCGACGTCAAGACCGCGCTTCACGAGGGCACGCACCTCCTCGACCTGATGATGGGCGAGGAGTGGACGCGCAAAGCGATGGAGGCCCTTGGCTACGACCCGACGGGGCCGATCACGACGGAGGTTCGGGAGCGCATCGCCGAAGCGGGAACGCGTGCGCTTCGGGGCACGTTGCGGCCCGGAACCGTGCTCGGGAACGTCATGGAGGACTTGCGCGACACCGTGGGCGACGTGTGGCGGCGGGTCAAGCGTGAACCCGCGGTGACGACGCCCGCGTTCCGGAAGTTGTGGGACAAGACCTTTGCGCCCGACGACGCCGAGATGATGGTGGCCGCGCACCTTGTCGACCAGCACGGCACGGGTCCGTTGGGGCGCGTGGTGACGACGAGCGGCAACGTGGCCGAGGAGATCCGCGAGGGTGCCCAACGCGCCGCGGGCCAGGCCGAGAACGCCGCCAACGTGATGCGCGCCAATCAGGAGGTGCGGCAGGCGTTGGGCCTCACCAACGACATGGACACGATCGCGGTCGGCGACCTGTTGGGGCGCGCGCTTGCCTACACCGCCACGACGCACGCCCTTCGCGGGTGGGGGTTTGGTGACCTTGAAGGACTGACGGCGCGGACGGCGGTTCCGGCGGTACGTGCGAAGCGGATCCGCAACGAGGTAGCCGCGTACCGAAAGGCGGTCCTCGGAGGCAAAGATGCCCCGGTCCCGACGCTGGTGGACGGGCGCGAAGTGTTCATGCTCAACCGCGACCAGCAGGCCGGCGTGCGTCGGATGCTCGCGGACCTCGCCAACGAACCCGTGAGTGTCGACCTTCCCGAGCGGTTGCAGGACCCCCGCGCCGACCTTTCGCAGATCACCCGCGAAGAGTGGGCGAACATCGCGGATCGTCAGTTGGAGGTCCGGGCGGGTGCGGGTGCATGGCGCGACCGTCTCGCCGAACGGGCCGCCGTGTCCGCCGGGGTGCGCTTCGGGCAGATGGCGATGGACGCCGCCCGCAACCAGCAAAGCGCCGTGTCCGCGGAGGCCAACGCGCTTCGGGACGCGTTCGTCACCACGATCGCCGCCGACGAGTACCTGAACCCGGCGACGCGCGAAGTGCTGAAGTCGGTGGCGCGCGAGATTGGCGAGTCGGGTTCGCGCGTGAAGAACGCCGTGATCAAAGCCATGAACGGCGGCGAGAAGGCGTGGGCGGAAGCGTTCAAGGACGTGGCCGCCGCGCTTCCCCCCGAAGTGGTGCCGGTCGAAGAACTCCGCACGCTTCGGCGCGTGGAACCCCTCGCGACCGCGGACACGTTTGAGCAGGTGGCGACGGGTGCGCCCGAGATTCAACGCCTGTTCACGAACGCGCCGCTGGGCGACACCGAGCAGACCGTACAGGAGTGGGCGGGGTTGACCGTCATCGACCGCGTGAACTGGCGTGTGCGCGAGGACGGGATGGACTTCACCGCCGCGATCTCGGACGCCGGCTACACGCTGGATGAGGTCAACGACGCGATGGCCCGCGTACAGGAGGGCATCAAGCGCCGTGTCGCCGTGTTCGACAACCGCGCGAGCGAGATCATGCACGCGTTCGCCGGAAGTGACGACGCGCAGGTGTTCGCCGGAATGGATCCCGCACGGTTGGCGGCGGCCAAGTACCGTGCGTACGAGTCGTGGTACACGGGCGATTGGGCGGACAACCTGTTGCTCAACACCGAACTTGGGCAGGCTGCACGCGGCCCCGTCTACGATCAGGGCATGGCGGTCCTCAACGTCCTGACCCGCCTCGAAGCGGCGAAGGTGCGGGCATCGCTCGCGCGCAGGCTTGCGGACGTGGGCGTGGTCGCGGATCCGACGTCGTTCCTTCGCGGCGGGGTGCGCCTTGACCGGCCCTACGTGTTCGGGTCGGCGGCGAACGACGTGGAGGCAATCACGGGCGAGGCGTACAAGCAGGACGTGATGCACTACCTCGCGGCGTTTACGGGTTGGAAGGTGACGTCCACGAACCGCCTGCCGACCATGGAGACGGAGGGGGTGTTTGTCCCGGGCACAGGGATGCGCGCGGCGTCAGGGTCGGTCAACAAGGCCGCCGCTTCCGACGCGCTCCGCATGATCCAGTCGTGGGGCATGAAGATGGGCAAGGGGTCGGAGTGGGAGACGATCACCCTTCCCGACGGCGGGCAGATCGTGATGCCGACCATGTTCCGCGAACCGATCGAGAAGGCGTTGGCGGACTCGGCGCCGCTTGGGGGTGCATTCACGAGCGGGCCGCCGAAGCTCGGCAACATCGTGCCCGGCACCGACGAACCGATCGCCGCCCACTACCGCGCCGTCAACGCCGCCCTGACCATGCTCGGGACCGCCTACCAGTATTCGTTCGGGATGCTGAAGACCGGACTGACGACGGGCATGGGTCCGTTGATCCGGCCGGCGTTCTTCATGGGGCAGTTCATCGGCGGCATGGGGCAGTTGTACCAGGGCGTCGGGGCGATCAAGGCGTTGGAGATCATGGCCCGTCCGCTGTTGCCGACCGCCGAGGGCCGCATGACGCGCGCTGTCATCGCCAGGATGTGGAACAACGGCGCGGGGTTGACCGGGACCGGGGCGATGATGCCGGCCGAACTCGGGCGCTTCGATGTGGTCGGGCGGTGGCACTCGGATCAGTCGCTCGCGTCGGGTGCGTCGCGAGCGGGGCTCAACTCGTCCTTGGTAAAGACCGAGTTCGCGCAGAGCATCGCCGAGGATATCAAGGCGGCCGAACCGACGTTGTGGAACCGCCTCATGGACTCGCCGAAGCTGAAGGCCGCCGCGGGTGCCGTCATCGGTGGCGCAGTCGCGGGGCTCGGGGGTGCCGTTGTCGGTGCGGGGGCGTTCGCGTCCTTGTCGCGGACGTGGCAGGACTTCTTCCGCGAGGCCGCGACCGGGATCGACAACTACTACCGGGTGTCGACCTACATCGGTGAGGTGCTCCGCGGCGTCCCCGAGGAGCAGGCGGCCGAACTCGCGCGCCGTGTCGCGTTCGACTACAACAACGTCACCGAGTTTGAGAAGAACTACCTGCGCAAGGGCGTGTTGTTCTACTCGTTCCAGCGCAACAATCAAAACCTGTTCTGGTGGACGCTCCTGAACCACCCGTCGCGCATCATGGTCCAACTGCGCGCGCTTCGGGGGGCGCAACAGGAGAACTTCGGCGAGGACGCGGAGTTGTTCGCGCCGACGTGGGGGGAGGGCCGGGTGCCGTTCCGGTTCCGCCCGGCGTTCGAGGCAGGGCACGCCGACCGCGCCACGCAAGGCGCCGTCACGCTGACGCCCCGGTTGTCGATCGCGGACGCCGTCGGGTTGTGGCAGTCGCTCCTTGGGGTGACGACCGAGCTTGACCCGTCCGCCGCCGGGGACCTCGCGTCGAAGCTGAACCCGTGGATCCAGTTGTCGTTCGTGATGTCGACGGGGCAGGACATTCACTGGCAGCGGTCGATCGAGGGGTTCAACACGATCCCCAACTGGTTCGTCGAGATGGACGAGAACCTGACCGGCGGGATGGTCGTCAACGACCTCTTCGGCAAGATCCCCGCGCAGTACCGCAACCCGTCGCAGGAGGGTTACCCGGGCGCCCCGCAGTGGATCGTCAAGCCCGACGGCCCGCACTCCCGCGCGTGGTGGGTGTTCCGGCAGATGACGATGGGCGGGGCCATGCTCGACACGATCACCGCCATGCAGCGCGCGGACTTCGGCGACACGCTGATTGAGGGCGGCATCGTGCAGAAGGGCGTCGACCTGTCGCGGGAGGTCGCACGGGCAGACGGGCGCGAACCCCTGCGCAACGAGCCCGACACCGAGATGGCGCGGTCAGGGTTGACCGAAGCGGAGGAACTCGGGTCGTGGCTCGGGTTCAAACCGGTTCAGGTGCTCGACCGGGACCAGGCCCTCGCGCCCCTCATTCAGCGTCGCGAGTCCGAGCAGAACGCGAAGATGCGCACCCTCAAGAAAGAGGGCGAGCGGACCTACCACTAAGGCCCGCGGTCCAGTGGGTCGGGCCGGTCGCCGAAGACGATCCAGTCCGGGGCGAAGGCGTAGACGCGCGACAAACGCACGAGCCATTCCGCCGTAAGCCGCTTGTCGGTCGTCTCCAGTTGCCCGATCCAACGCCGGCTAACCCCGAAGCGCGCGGCGACCTGCGATTGCGTCAGGCCCGACCGTTCGCGTGCTTGGCGTAGGCGGGTGGCGATCGTGACGGGTTGGTCAGGAACCATAGTCGGTTCCCTAACCCCAGCGGGCCCGGTCGCGCCAACGGGCCAACGGGTACAACTGCCGAGTCAGGAGATTTCACATGTCGTTCGGCCAAGGTCAGATCACCGACTGGACCATTCGCTTCGAGTCCAATGCCGCCGCCGCCCCGTACGGGGTCGGGCCGCAGGGCATCGCCAACCGCGATGACAGTGTCTCCGTCAAGTTCACGTCCACAGGCATGACCTTCACCGGCGCCGTGACGTTTGCGGCGGCCGGGGCCATCGCGGGCGCTGCGGGCGCGGCGGGTTCCGGCACCACCAACGGCAGCGCAGGGTCCGCCCTCACCTTCACGGGCGGCGCGGGTGGGGCCAAGACTGGCACCGGCACGGCGAACGGCGGTGCGGGTGCCTCGTCCACGAACATCGGCGGCGCGGGTGGGGCCACGGCCGCAACCGCAGGCACAGCGGTCGGCGGGGCGGGCGGCAACGCGGGCCTCACGGGCGGTGTCGGTGGCGCGGCCACGGCGGGCACCGCAAACGGCGGGGCGGGCGGGTCGATCCCCCTCCAGCCCGGCCCGGGTGGGGCCTCGGCCGGCGGCATCGCGGGGCAGGCGGGTGTCGTCTACGTCGCCGGCACCGCACCGATGCCGTTCCTCCAGAACCAGGCCATCGCCGCCCTCGCGGACACCGACGCGACCGTCACGGCGGCCGATGTCCGAAGCGGCATCTGGACCGTGGCGACTGGCGCGACGAACCGAACCAAGACCACCCCGGCGGCGTCGGCCCTGATCTCGACGTTCCCCGGCATTCAGGTCGGCAGCGTGATCGAACTCACGATCTGCAACCTGAAGGCCGCCAACACCGTCACCCTCGGCCTCGGCGCGGGCGTCACGGCGGCCGGCGGCACGAACCTCGTGGTCGCGGCGGCGGCGGCGGTCATCTTCAAACTCGTCGCTACGAACGTCGGGACCGGCACCGAAGCGTTCACGGTCGTTCGCGCCGCGGGGTAGTCGGTTAGCCTCGGTTCAGGAGGAATCCGCCATGCCCGTCAAGTTCACCGTAGCCGCCGAGATTCACGAGGACGGGTCGTACCGTTGGAGTGCCGAAAGCCCCGACGGTTCGCCCGTCAATCTCCTCGACGTCGTGTCGTTCTTCAACCGCGCGCAGGGCGACGCGATCGGGCAGATGGTGGCGCCGCCTGCCGTCGAACCCGAACCGCCCAAGGAAGGGTAGATGGCGACTTCATACGTCACCAACGCAGTCGAGAAAACCGGCGTCACGACAACGTTCGTGGTGGTCCCGTTGCTCGTCCTCGCGACCGAAGGGGCTACGGTCCCCGCGGTCCCGCAGGCCGGATGGATGGACAACCTCGAACTGAACTACACGGTCACGGCGGGTGGGCCCCCGACTGTCGTGAGCGCGTACCTGACGTGGGACGTGACGGGCGACATCCCCCTCACCACCGTCGGTACCATGACCCCCGTGGCGGGTCAGACGGTGAACAAGTACGGGGGGGCGATCACGATCGGCAAGTGGTACCGGCGCCCGCAGTTGCTCGCGACCGACCTCACGTCGACCTGTACGATCTACCTCTGGGTCAAGGTCGACGCCGGGACGGTCACCTTCCCGGTTGACGGCGCGCGCCTCGTCTGCACCACCGACTACTCCAACCAGTCGTAGGAGGTTTCGTGCCGGACATGATGGGCCGACTGACCGCCAACGCCGTAAGCGCAACGGCGCGTGCGGTGTCGTCGTACAACCAGCGCGTGCTCCGGTCCCCGGCGACGCCCGGGATCGGGAACATCCTCACGACGAGCGGCACAGCCTACTGGCTGTACGTGGGCACGCTCACGCAGGACACGACGTACGCGCGGATCCGCTACTTCGTCGCGACGGCGGCGGGCGGCACGCAGACGGCCGAGTTCGCCATCGCATCATCCCCTCTCCCGCCGTGTGGTGCGGCACAGGTGTTGACGAAGCTCGGAGCGACCGGAAGCGTCACGGACCTCACCGGGACCAACAACCAGAACACGCCGCTCGCGATCACGATCCCCGCCGGGACGAACGTGTGGATCGGGTTCCGCTCGGCGATGGGCACCACGCAGCCGACGTTCCGGGGGTTGAGCTACGACCTTGCGGACGGGTCCGTGTTGCGGACGGCGGCCTCTGGCGCGCTCACGGGTTCGGGACCCTGGACGGGATCCGTTGTCGCCGGATCTACCGGGACGACCACCCCCGACTTCGCCTTGTGCATGGACTGACATGGTCACTCCCTCCCCATCGCGCACCATCCTGAAAGCGGGCGACTCCCTCACGGATGGCTTCGGGTCTACGGACGGCAACGGCTGGCGTGCGGCCGTCATGGCTTCGATCCCCCGGTGGTTGGAGGTCGGCCTCGTCCCCCTCGGAAGCTCGGCAACAAGCGGCGGCGGCGCGACGGGGTGGCAGGACTACATGTCGGGCGTGTCGGGTGCCGAGACGCCCGTGATCCTCGCCGCCCTGACCATAGACGTGCCCCTGTTCAAGCCGGACGTAGTGACGATCTACGCCGGGACCAACGACTCCAACCACCGGGTATCCGGGTTCGGGACGCCGCCCACGCTCGCGGAAACGGTCGCCAACATCGGCGCGATGATCACGCTCTGCCAAAACAACTTCGCAGAGGTCGTGCTCATCTGCCCGTTGTCGCCGAACGTTGACCCAACGTACGACGCTGCGATTCAGGTGCAGGACGCCGCCGTACTCGCGATGGTCGCGACGCACCCGTGGGCCGCACACGTTCAACTTGTCGACGGTCGCACGCCGATCACGAACATCGCGTCGTGGCAGGTCGCCGCGATGGCCGACAACACCCACATGAACGACACGGGGTATGCGGCCATCGCAGTCCCGATCTCGGCCGGTATTGCCGCCGCCCTCTGACGGAGTTCCGATGCCTGCTGTTGAGACGCACATGCCCCCCACCAAGACCGAACGCCCACGCGTGAACCGCGCGACGCTGGACCCCACCGTCGCCGCACTCCTCGAAGCGCAGGACGACACGCGCGACATGATCCGGCAGGAGATCGTGGCCGTCCGCGTCGAGATCGGCGGATTCAAGAAGATCGGGTGGGCGCTGCTCGGCGGGTTCTTCGTCCTCCAGGTCGTCCAGATCGTCATCTTCGCCCAACTCCTCGGCGTGGACGTGCGCGAGACGGCGGCAGCGACCCGCGAGATCGTGAGCGCGACCACGAGCACCACCGTCGGCACGGACGCGGCTGGCGAGCCCACCACGACCGTGACGACCACGACCCCCGCCGCACCCCCACCCGCCGCGACGGACGCGCCAGAAGCGCAACCAGCGGCCCCCACGGACACGGAGCACTGACATGGGCAACGGCGTACCTGACGCGGGCCACGAACTCGACTTCGAGCCAACCACGGGCGAACTTCGCGTGTCGCTCACCCTCCGCTCGCACATCACCCTGACCCGCGCGCAGCACAACGACGTGCGTGCCGCTGGGTTGAACGCGGGCGGGATGTCCGACGTGTCCGCCGCCTACACCGCCATCAAGGCCGAGATCAACGACATCGAGGCGGGCCGTGGCGCGTGGCTCGACCACTACACGACCGGCATGAACGGCACGGAGACGGACAACATCCGGCGCGGCGTGGTGTGGCACTACGTGGCCCGGGGCGACATCCCGAGCCCTCCGCAGCCTTAGCCGACGACGCGGCGTAGCAGCCGCCGAACCCACGTCACCCGACCGACGACCACCGGCGCGGGTGGCGGCGCGGGCGCCGATGCGACGACGCCCGGCAGGAGCGTCAGCCAGAGCACGTGCGCCTGACCGACGCGGCGCAACATCTCGCGCTGAACGTCGATCGAGTGCCGGCACTCTTGCGGCGACATCGGGCGCGTCTCGGTGGCGGCGTGGACCCTGTCGAGCGCCTGCGCCTGGCCCTCGCACCACTGCGCGAGGTCCGTCGTGTTGGCGACGATAGCGGCAACGGCGGTATGCAAGTCCATGCGTTCACGGTAGCACGGGGGCGGACACGACGCGAACCGAGGCGAGGACAAGCGCGATACAGCGCCGTTGCGTTACGACTCGGACCCCAACGTCAGCACCGCCAACCGCACGCGTAGGTCGTCAGGCCGAGTTGATCGCGCGTGTACCGGGGCCGCCGCTTGCGTTCGTCGAGGTCGTAGGCAGACCACTGCTTGCTCATCTTGCGGGCTTGGCGGCGGTTCACGGACGTACCGGCAACGGCGCACCCGGCCGGAAGATGCGACCCGCCGCGTAACTGCTCATGTGCCCTTCCAGCCAGACCCGCGGTTCCTTCGACCCGCGACGGTCGCGCTTGTTCGGCGAGATCGCCCGCACGGTCGTCGCAAACGCGTTGCCGTAGTCGTCGACCACGACCACGTCGGTGCCCTCAACCAACGAGCGGATCCACACCTGACGGCGGTAGGGGACGTCACGCCAGAGGGCCGACCGGTGCGGTTCACACGCGACGTCGAGGCGCACGGCGGGGGCCTCGAACTCGGCGTGTTCGCGGGCTTGGGCGGGGGTCACGGGGTCACCTCCCACGACACCCACACAGACGGCAAGTCGTACCGGTCGCCCAGCCACCACCCGACGGCAAAGAGCGCGAGCATCGAGAAGACGATGATCGTACCAACGAACCCGAAGATGCGGGCGAGTTCGCCCCCGATGTCGGAACCGTTCACGGGGTCACCTCCCGCCCGTCCGCCGAGAGCGCGACGACCTTGGATCCGGGGTGCCTGTCGGCGTAGGCGCGAGCGAATCGCAGGGCGGCCTCGTTCGTGTAGGTCGGCGAGATCCAATCCCGGAAGGAGTGGTCGACCCGTAGCAGCCGATCACACCCCATCGCCACCGGGGCGCCGCCGGACACGAGGAGCAACCCGGTCGCCTCACGCCACCGCTTGCGCGCCGAGCAGGCGTTGCACACGGGGGCGCCGACCGGTTCGCGGTCGCCTACGGTCCACCACAACCCGTGTGCGATGTCGTTGCACGCGAACCCCTCGGCTTGCGGCACCCGTCCCCCGCCCGCTTCGTCCGCGAGTAGGGTGGCGTCGCCATTCGGGGGAATCAGGATGAGGGTGTGGAGGTCAGACATCGGACACCTCGAACGTCGGCGCCGCGGACCAGAGGTTGCTCGTCCCCGGCGGCAGCGCGAGGGCCATCCCGTCGGGCAGGTACTCCTCCCGGATCACGGTGGTCGCCATGGATGTCGGCGCGCCAAAGTGGACGATCAGCGCGTCGGCGGCGTCGGCGGCCAGCGCGATCGTCGGGTAGCCGTGGTGTGCGGCCTCGGCGACGAACGCGAGGATGGTCGGGACATCGGTGCCGACGTTGCGGCGGACGGGGGGTTTCATTGGGGGTCATCTCCAGAGGTTGAGGCGCCCGCCTTGGACACTTCCCGCCGCAACGCCCGCAACGTGCGGATCACGCGCTCGGTGCCGACGGGGTGGCGCAAGAGGTGGTCGTACGCGCCGACGATCTCGCGGAGGGCGAAGAAGTCGGCGCTGGTGATGGTGAACGGGCCTTTGTCGTCGAGACTCATGGGGCCGCCGATGCGCTCGATCGCCTCGTGCCCGGTGTTGGGGTGCGGCCACGAGCAGCCGGGGGTTGGGTGTAGGCGGGGGATCATGGCTTTACCGCCGGAATCGTGACCGCCCGGATCGCCTCGACCCCGACGCCAGACCAGCGATCGGCGGCGAGGATGGCGGCGCGCATCTCCTCCGCGCCTTCGCGGCGGCCTTGCTCGCGCGCGGTCGCGATCTCGGCGAGCATCCCGGCACGCACACCTTGCTCGCGGGCGTCGGCGAGGGCGCGGGCGATGGTGTCGATCAGCGGGTAGCCTTGCCACATGCCGAGTCGATCCGCGAAGTCCTCTACGATGTCGCGCGCGGTAGCCTTGTCGGCGTCGGTGGGGTCACTCATGGCCGGGATCCTTCCGCGGGCGAGCGTGCATGTTGTCGGCGCACTGACCGTGACCGGGCAACTGGAGGTCCGGCACCCAAAGCGCGCACCGACATCCGATGCACGGGAGCGACATCTCCGCGAGTTCGTTCCGGTTGTACGCCTGAACGCCGGCCGACACCACCGCCCGACCCGTGATCATGGCGGCGGTGAAGCGGTGGCAGATGGGGGGCTTGTCGGGTTCGCTCATCTCTACCTCACGCCCCACCATTACTACACCGTCCCCACCACGTCAAGGGAACTTGCAACGCTCGCAGTCCATGCCGCCCGTACACCCGCACGGGAGCGGCTTCGGGTCCTTCTTCACCGACGCGAGGATCAACCGCGCGATGGCGTAGGCGATCGGCCCGTCCAGCACCTCGGCGACCATGCCGACGGGGCCGAAGACTCCAAGCGGCAACAGGTCGTCTACCCACACCGCGACCGTGCGCGCGATCTCGTCGTCGTCCACGCCGTCGGCGCGAAGGATTGCAACATCCTGCCGTATGGCCGTGAGGGCGTCCGGCCGCTTGTTCCGCGCGTGCTCCAGTGCCACCCGTGCGCGCTTGCGGACCTGGCGAGCGTGGCGGCGGTCGGTGGGGGTCATGCGTTCACCCGGGCCATGAATGCCTCCCACGGGAACGCCGGCCCCGGATCGGTGTGCGTTGCGCCGGGGACCTCGGAGTGCCCAACGATGTGCGTGCGGTCGACCGGGATCCCGAACTTCGCGCAGAGGATTGCCGTCACCTCGGCGCCCGCGTCAACCATCGCGGCGGGCCAGTCGTTCAGCGGGAAGTGCGTGCGGCCCTTCCACGGGTTGATCCGTACCTCGAACTCCAACCCAATCGATCGGTCGTTCCAGCCGGCTTGCGTTGGACTCCCGGCGTGGATCGCCTTGCAGTCGTCGGGCACCATCTGGACCACGGCGCCGTCGCGACCGATCAGGTAGTGGGCGGCGGTCGGGGGCGAGCGTCCGACCTTGCGGAACCACGACATGGTCCCGGCTTGCGTGCCGTCTTGAGCGTGGATCACGATGCGGTTGATGGGGTACCGCAGCGACCGAGCCTTGATGCAGTCGGGGGCGGCGGGGATGTATCGGCCGTTCATCGCTTCTCCATGTTCTTGAGGTTCCGCGCTTTGATGCGATCCCGCCGCGCTTCGGCCTTCGCCATGATCGCGGCCTGAATGTCGTCGGGCGGCTTCGGGGCCTTCGTCGGCACGCGGAACAGGTCGCGCTCACCGGGCATCGGGGGGACGCCGGAAGCGAGGGCGGACATCATGGCGAGGGCGGTGAAGGGGGACATGTTGCTCCGGGTGCCACGTCGGCGTGGCGGGTCGGTGGTTCCGTCGGCGTCGTCGAAGACATCGGCCGCGCCGGGGTAGTAGACCGTTCCGTCGTGTGTGGGGCAGGGCCCGATCGCGCCTACGTGCGTCGTCATGCCCATGTTGCAAGTACAGATCGGCGGGTCACCGTAGGGGCTCACTCGCGCACGCGGAGGTCGCCGGCCACGGTGGCGGGGTCGAGGCGGCGCACGTCAGAGGCGGCGTCAACGAGCACGGCGTCAAGAATGGCGTCGAGGCCCATTACGCGGTGCTCCTCCCACGCCGCGAGATTCGTCGTACGCTTGACGGCGGGCCACGGGTCGAATCCGCCGTCGTTGAGGATGGCTGCGATGCTGTCCCGCATCGCCCGTGCCCCGTCGACGCGGGCGGCTTGGAGTGCAGCGCGGGCTTCGTCGCGCTCGGCCTCCGCAAACCCCAACCGCGCATCCCGATCGCGCAGGGCCTCGATCAGCGCGTGGACGGCGCGGACGGCGGTGACCTCGCCCTGAAGCCGTCGAACCTCGGGGATGTCCAGTGACAGCACCACGGATGCGGCGGCGGACTCGCGGTTGCGGGCTTCGTCACGCTCGCGGCGCAACCTGTCCACGGCCGACACGATGGCGTGTGCGGGCGGGTCGGCCAACGACTCGCCGGGTGCGAGGGACGCGGCCACGAGGGCGGCACCGACGTTGTGCGCGAGCCTTTCGAGACCCGCCGCGTTGGCGTTCTCGTCCGCGGCGGCGCGTTCGGCCCACTCGCGCATCGTGTCGGCCTCCGTGGTCAGGCGGCGGACCTCGGCCAACAGGTCCCGAAGATACCCGATGTCGACCACCGTGATCGGGGTGCAACCCGCATCGCGAACGGAATCGGCCACGTCGATCGCACGCTGGGCGGCGTCAACCACGTTCAGAGCATCACTCACGATCCACCTCCACAACCTCAACCTCGCCACCCTCAACCATCAACGGCCCCCCATCATCGAGGATCCGCCGGCCGTCCGCATCCGTGCCCACAACCCGCGCCACGACGAGCCCCACGACACCGGCACGGCGCACCCTCACGCGGCGTTCGGCCTCGGCGACGATCGCGGGCAGGTAGCCGGCGCAGTCGCAGTCGCAGTTGACGGGCAGGCGGAAGCTCACCCGCCGCCACGGAGCGACGACGGGCACGCGTTCGGGGTGATGGAGCGGCGTCGGCAGAAGGACTGCCGTGCGCATGAACTCGCCGACCGTCTCACCGTCCATCAGCAGGCCGCGGATCCGGGCATACAGCGCGTCCGGGACGGCTACGGAGGTCACGCGGGATGGGGCGTCGGGGGCGGGGTTCATTCGCCCTCCACGGCTTTGGCGTTCTCACGGTCAACCATGCACGACATGTAGAAGTCCATGTACGAGTACGGGGTGCCGTCTTCGGTCGTGTAGATGCACGCGAGGGCGTCCCCCCATGCGCGATACGAGAACGTCGCGATCGTGCCGTCGCTGAACACGGGCGCACCGTCATCGGCCTCTTGGTGCCAGTCGCCGCCCTCCCGAAGTCCGCGCGCGAGGACCGCGACCCGGAACGCTTCGGCGTACGGTGCCACCTCTGGCCCGGTCTCTGCGATGTAGTCGGCCCATGTGTTTCCGTGGGCCCACCCGCCCATTCCGCCCAGCGGCGACTCGGGAAGGGTGGCGTGTTCGCCGTAGTCACCCCATCGGGCAACGGTCAGGGGGTTTGTGGGGTTCATTCGCGCTCCTCGGCGATCCGTCGCCCGAGTTCTTCGTGAAGGGCCACCGCCTGCTCACGCGTCAGGAACAGGTCCACGAACACGTCGCGGCCGTCGGTGTTGTGGTAGCCCGTGATCATGACGTGCCGGTCGGTTTGGCGACACTCTACGCAGTTAGGGCCCATCGCGCGGGTCCACTCGACAACGTGGCCGTTCGGGTGGTTGGTCGAGGACGACGGGAGGTTCGGGTTCATTCGGGGCGCTCCTCTGGCAATCCGCACAACTTGCGGCCCGTCGCGGAAAGGCCCATCCAGATCACGGCGTCGGCGGTCGCACCGAAGAAGATGTCGGCGGTTCCCCCGTATGCGTCGGCGTTGAACCCGTCGCCGGTCGGGCCCCAATCGGTGTCCCACGCGACGAATCGGCCGTCGGCCAACCGCGCGACTCCGGCGGATTCGCCATCCCAGCCGAACCCGGAATGGCCTGCGTGCAGAACTTCCTCTGGTTCGGTGTCCGGGTTGAAGTCGGTCGCGTCGGTGCCGTCGACCGAGATCAGACGGCCGAACCACTGACTGCGCGAGAAGGGATGAGCGGTGGGGAGGGAGATCATACATTACCCTTACTACACCCGTCGCCAGCCGTCAAGCCGACCGTGTACGGGTAGTCGTCCAACGCCTCGACCTCGTTGACGCCCAACCGCCGACCGTCCACGTACCACCACCCGTCCGCGCGATGTTCGACGGCAGGGCGGCCGTTCAAGTGGAGCACGGTGCCGACGGGGCAACGTCCGGTCCCGACGATCCGCCACTCGTCATCCCGCCACGGCCGATCGTCGCGGTCGAACGGTCGCGCGGCCACACGGATCGGCCCGACCTGTTCCGCGAGCACGACGAACCGATGCGCGTCGTGGTCGTCCGGGTGTTGGCGGAACCAGAGGAACGGCCCTGTGTGTGCGTTCCCGTGGTTCATCACGATCCGGACAAGCGCCTGTTGCCGGTTGGTCCACGGCGCACCGACGGGCCGGACTTCGACCCACCAATCGCGGGCGGGAGGGGTGAAGATCATGCAACCCCCTTCGCGCGAGCGTAGGCGCGGAGGGCGGCGTCTTCGGTGGGGAACTCGGTGCCGGGGCCCCACTTGCAGGTCAGGTCGGCGTACCAACAAGATGACCCCTCCCACACCCAGAGTTGACCATCGGCCGCGCGCCACTCGGCCGTTTCGTCGTCCTCGTCGATCAACCGGACCAACCCCAACCGCTCCACCAGTTCGGCGATCGGCACCTCGGCGGGCATCTCGCGCGCCTTCCAGCCGGGGCAGCCGGTGGCGCCGGTGATGACGCTGCCGTTGCGGGTAAGGTTGTCGTTCCCCCACGCAACGACCTCCTCATGCTCCTCCGTGTCGATGAGGTTGCACCCCGGATTCCCGTCGCGCGTCCGGTAGTCGTGCGCGCACGAATCGCAGTTGGTCGGCGGCGCACCCACCCGTGTCGGCGGATCCGTCGAGGTGTCCCACACGGTCACGACGGACGCATCGGGCCCGTTCCCGTGGTCCACGCCGATCACGTAGGGGGTCGTCTCCCGCTCCCCGTTGAGCGCCGTCGTCAGCACCCGGATCGCGTTGGGCACGCCGGACAGGTGCTCGATCGCGGTGTCGGGGTCGTAGGCGTACTCGACCCGTGTGAGAAGGTCGCGGATCGCCTCAATCGCGGCGAGTCGGGCGGGGGGACAGGGCGGGGTCATGCGGGCTCCTTCAATGTGCTGTAGTCGGCCGGATTCGCGGGCGTCCACTCGCCGTACCATGCGAGGATGTCGGCCAATGTCTGCGGGGCACCGCCGTTGTTGGCGTAAATCCACGGCCCCACGAGTCGGTACGTTGACCCGCTCACCGTCGTGACGATGCCGGCGTTCGCGTCAACCGAGACGAGGGCCGACGTCACCTTGCGGTCGCCGTCGGGGGTGTCGCCCCGAACGGTCATGCGGTACTTGCCCGAACGCTCGGACCTGAACCGGTTGAACACCCAATGCGTGAGGTCGGTCATGTCGCCTCCGTGGTAGGCGCGTCCCAACGCTTGACGACGCGGCAGTAGTGGCGGATGTCGCCGACGGTGCCGTCAACGAGCACTTGCCCGTTGCGAAACTCGACGGTGTAGATGTGGTCGGGCGCGTCGCAGGTGCGCGTCCACTCCCGCCCATCGAACGCGAGCGTGTCGCCGACGTGGACTGGGTTTCCGTTGCGGTCGTTGACGCCGAGGGGGAGCCCGATGCCGGTGACGAGTCGGGCGCGGAGGTTGGCGATCGTGGTGAGGGCGACGCGTAGATGCGCCTCGGCGCCGGGCATGTGGCGGTTCATTGGCGCGGACGTGCGTTCACCCGTCAACCGGCGCGCCACGATGTCGCGTCCGGTTGCGTCGAATGCGGCCAACGACTCCCACGCCCTTCGCTCCTCCGGCGTCAGGATGGCGATCTGTTCGGGGGTCACGAGATCACCTCGATGTGCGCGGAACCCACCCACTCGGACGCGGTGTGGCCGTTCGTGCGAAGGTCGGCGTTGTCGTGGGTGCCGTCGTCGCAGCGGGCCATGAAGTCGCCGCGGATGCACTTGCGCATGATGGCGTTCGTCTTCTTGACCGTGCGCACGGTGCCGACGGTGCGATCGTCGCCGAACACGCAGCGGGCGCCGACGGTGACGGTGTTGCCCTTGGCGTCTTTCACGACGCACCCCCGAACGGCGAGGAGCGGAACGCCGACATCCCCGCCGGACTCTCGATCTTGCCGTACGCCGTCGCCATCACGTCGCGGCTGGTCGCGGTGCGGAGGTTGATCGCGTAGGTAGCCTCGTACCAGTCTGCTACTGCCTCGGGGTCCACGTTGAGGTACTTGCGCACGTCGACCGCCCAGCCAGTGAAGAGGGACGCGGGGGCGTCGTTGGGCGGTCGCTGGTTGCCCGTCGGTGCGGTCGTCGGCCCCGGCGTCGCGAGCGGCCGGATCGTGTACGTCGTGTACTCGTTGCGCCGCGTCGGCAGCGTCACGTCGAACGGTTCGGACAGGTTGCTCATGTGCGAGACACGCACACCGCCCGTCTTGTTCTTCCCGTACGTCACGGCGGGGTCGTTGTAGATCGTGACCGACCGACCGACCCACTTGGCGGGGTTCCCCCACTTGCCGATCATCATGTGGCGCATCGTCAGGCACGGGAACCACGGCTTGAACCCGCCGTCGATCAGTACCTTGATCGGCTGCTTCCCGTCGGCGCTGTTGTTGTTCTTCACGCCGAGGATGCGAACCGTTGCGGGTCCACCTACGAGGTCCACGGCATTCAACTGCGCGGAGTTCGCCTTGGTCAACTCAACCACATCGAACGTCTCTTCGTCACTCATCTTCGATCTCCGTGTCTTCAAAGGGTTCGTCGAGGTCGCCGAGGGCCCACGTCGGGACCTCGATGACGCGCAGGTCGGGTGCCACGCCCGGCCACTTGCCGCTCTCCGTGTGCATCTTGATCTTGCCGAGAAGTTCGGCCATCTTCGCCTTCCCGGCGTCCATGCTCTGCGTTCCGAGTTCGTACACCGCCACATCGAACGGCGGCTTGCTCTCGACGGCGATGATGATGAACTTCGGTTCGACTGCGAACAAGCCGGCCGCCATCGCGCCGTTGACGTAATGGGCCGCCTGAACGTAGTAGCCGCGCGTTGCGACTTCCCGCGCGAACCGGTCGGGCACGATCGACCGCGCCGTCTTCAGGTCCACGATCGCGCCGCGCCGGGTGACCGCGTCGATCCTCGCCTTGCAGGGGAGGTTTGTGGCCGCGTCCGTCCACGTCACGTTGCGCTCGTTCTCGGACCCATCGAGGTACCACGCGGCGACAGGATGCGCGAATACCGCGCGCGCCATCGCTTCGACGTTGCTCCATGCTTCCTCGGTCAGCGTTGTACAGTCGTGCCACGTCTCCTTGTGCGACTCCCACGCCTTGCCCGAACGCCGGCCTTGGTAGAACGTGAACCGCTCGCCGCTCCACACGCCGCCGGGATGCGCGCCCCACTTCGAGGGCTCCAGCACACGCGTGTGGACGGCCCGCCCAACGCGCATGGGGTCGGTGTCATCGCGGCCCTTGTCGGTCGTGACCAGGTGCCAGTACGCGAGCGGGGACACGTCGATCGCCTTCGCGCGGGACACGTTGACGGCGTCCCAGCGGCAGTACGCATCGAACCCGGCGTCCGGCGACAGCCGCGGCCCCGTCTCCTGTTCGGCCCAAAGGCGCTCGATCTCGGGGTCAATCACGGGTCACCATCCACGCGGCGCCTTTGTTGGTGCCTTTGTCGCGCTTCCACCATTCGGCGGCGTTGACTACGAACAACTTGCGCAGGACTCGATACGCCACCGGAACCGGCACGCCCGCCGCTTTGGCGATCTCGCTTGTCGTCTGGAGATTCTCCGTCAACGCCTCGGAGACGAGCAGGAACGGCCGCACGCGTCGCCCCTCGATCCGTCCCAACGCATCGGCGGCGATGGTGTTGCGCACGTAGTCGAACTCGTTGGGTTTCATCGCCCACCCCGCCGCGCAACCTGCGCCCGACGCTTGCACAACGCCTTGCGCGACCGATCCGTGGGCATCTCGTTGTGGACGCGCTCGATCTCGGCCAACGTCATGTCCACCCACGCGATCCGCTTCGGGGCGGCGGCCTTGGTGGCGGTATCGATCTCGTTGAAGCTGAAGTCCAACGCGTCGGCGAAGTCATCGACCGTGACCGACACCGACGGGCGGATCGGCGTGGTCAGGCGCCGTTCCTCGCGCGCGTTGTGGATGTGGACCGCGACGGGAGCGGGGGTGCGGGAAAGGTCGCCGTGCATGGCGGACTCCTTGGGGACGACCGACTTCGCCGCGAACCGCACGACACCCGCGAGGATGAAGACGAACGCTGCGAAGGCGGCGAGGTTGAGGGGGTCGGTGGTCATATGAACGTCTTACTACACCCCGTGGTGCGGCGTCAAGGTCATTCTGCAATCATTTCTTCTTGCACCGTGGGCCGCGGTCGGGTAGACGTTCCCCATGTTCGACGAACTCGCCCTATCCCGCCTGCTGCGCTCGACCGGCAAGACCGCCGTGCAGATCGCCGCCGCCATGAACGAGACGAAGCCGGAGCACGCCCGCTCGATCTCCTCGCAGAAGGTAGACGCGTGGGTCCGCGCCAAGAGTCGGCCGCGGGACGACGTGCGGGTCTGGCTGGCGTCCGCGCTCGGGCTCGACCTCAACACGTTGCTGCGGGCGTGCGCCGGCACAACCCCCGACCCGTCCCCGCTCCACGCCGTCACCGGCAGCGGGCTCCCGGTCGAACTCTGCTACCACCCCGACGCCGACCCCGGCAACGGGCGCGGGTGGTCGGTCCTGATCGGCGACCGCACCACGTACGGCGACCTCGACACGATGCTGGCGCGGGTGGCGGTTGAGGTGCCCCGTGCCTCGTGACCCCCGCACGAACCCCCAACGCGGCGACCGGCTGTACATCCACGCCGGAAACGCCGTCCGCTACGTCGTCGCGAATGACGGCGTGACCGTGCGCTACACCGTCGGCGTCCACGCGTACGAGATGACGCTCCCTGACTGGCGCGTGCGGATGGTCGGCGCCGTCGTTGTCCCGCCCGCGCGGATCGAGATGCCGGCGGGGGTGACCTCGTGATCGCCCTCCCCGTCCGCACCCCGTTCGACTTCCTGCGCTACCTGCTCGCGCAACAGGTGGCCGCAACCGCCGACCGTGACCGCGCGCTACGGCGTGGGGATGCGGCGACGGCGGCGGATTCGATCGTGCGGGCGAACGACACGGCGGATCTGTTGCGGTTGTTCGGGGTGCCGTCCTAATGGCCTCACACGCCTACTTCGCGGACCCCGACGCTACGGGCGTTCCGTGTTCAACCTTTCGGCCAGGGCAACATGCACTCCATGCAGAAGAAAGCCCCGCCGCGAACGCGCATGTTGCCTTGGATCGGGGTCCGATCGTGGCGCGCGCCGCGGGCTTGCCGCCTGACCCGTCGGTAGACCGCACCTGCCAGAAGGTGCGGAACGGGTCCCTTTCAACGTCAGGAGTCAAGTAGCCATGGTCAACAAGGTCATCCTCATCGGGTCGCTCGGGCAAGATCCCGAACTTCGCAGCACGTCCGGCGGTCAGTCTGTCGCGTCCCTGCGCCTCGCGACGAACGAGAAGTACAAAGACAAAGAGGGCAATCTCCAAGAGTCGACCGAGTGGCACTCTGTCGTCGCGTGGGGTCGGGACGCCGAGAACGTCAACAAGCACTGCAAGAAGGGGAAGCAGTTGTACATCGAAGGCCGCCTCCAAACCCGCAAGTGGCAGGACAAAGAGGGCAAGGACCGCTACACCACCGAGGTCGTCGCGACCACGATCCGCTTCCTCGGCGGTGCTTCGGGCGAGGCCGAAAGTGGGGGTTCCTCGCGTGGCGGTTCCGGCGGCGGCTACGGTCGTGGTCGCGACGGCGGCGGTTCGTCCGGCGGCGGGTACGGGGGCGGTTCCTCCAGCGGTGGCGGCTACGGCGGTGGTTCGGGTGGCTACGGGGGCGGCGGCGGGTACGGTGGGGGAGGTGGATACGGCGGCGGTGGGGGCGGCAGTGGCGCGACCCCTCCCCCGAATCCGACCGATGGTGACCCAGAGATCCCCTTCAAACCGGTGCTTTGATGTGGTCCCGCTCGCCCCCAACCATCCCCTTCGCCCCCCGTATGCTGCGACAGGGCGACGTCTCGCTCTGGTTCGATCAGTGGGAAGGTCGGTGGTGCGCCGTCGTCGGGACCGTCGTGGACGTGGACGACCTGGCCGCGTTCTGCGCCGAGATCGGGATCGACGCGCCGACGGACGAGGAACAGGCGTGGGCCAAGGAGGAAGGATGACCGCCCTCCCCCGCTGGCTCCCCGAAGACCATCGCCACCGCGGCGACACGGTCAACCGCGTTCGCGCCGACATCACCGCGCACGCCGGATCGACCTCCCGCGAAGTCGCCGACCGGTGTGAGGTCACGCCGCTACAGGCATCGCGCGCCCTCTGCTACCTGCGCGACACCATGCGCGAGGTTCACGCCGTCGCGGTGTCGGGCGGCGGCTACCGGTGGGCCCTCGTCGGCGTCCACATCGATCCCGCGTCCCGGCCCCCGTTGTCGCGCGAGACGGCGGCACGGGCGCGAGCACTGGAGGCGAAACGGGCCAAGCGCGCCGACCGGATGGCGACACTCCTCGAACGCCTCGCCAGTGGCCCCCACACGCGCCGTGAACTTGCCGACGCGTTGCGGTGGCCCCCGCGTCGGGTTGAGCATCTGTTGCTACTGCTCGCGCGGGAAGGGCGTGCGGCGAATCGCGAGGTGTGGGGACTCGCAGGGAAGTGGGTGGCGTTGTGATCCTGACCATCCCCTACAACCTCCCGTCCGCCGCGAACCTGCGCGAGGTGTGGCAGGTCAAGGCCCGCCGCGTCCGGCAACAACGCGACCTCGTCCGCATGTTCATCGGCGGCAAGCCCCGCCCGACGTTGCCCGTGGTCGTGACGCTCACCCGGATCGCGCCAAGGGCACTGGACGACGACAACCTCTCGGGCGCGTTCAAGGCGATACGCGACGAGATCGCGGACTGGCTTGGGGTCAAGGACAACCACCCGGGCATCGTGTGGGCGTACACCCAAGAGCGCGGGGTGCCGAAGGAGTACGCGATCCGGGTGCGGGTCATGCCGTCGTTGGGCGCGTTGTGATTGTTCGCCTTGACGCCGCCCCGCGACTGTAGTAATGGTGTCGGGCGAGGTGAGAATGTTTCAACGAGCCCCCGGTGAACTTGACCCGTTCGCAAACGGGAACATGTCGGACGAGTACAAGATCCAGACCATCAAGGACAACCTGCGCGCCCGTCAGCAGGCCCCCAACTACACCGGCTTTCTGACCGAGGAAGAGGCTGACTTCCTGTTCGGCGCCGTCGACCGCGCGAAGGAAGAGGCCGAAGAGGCGCGACAGGAACTCGAATCCACGCGCTCCGACCTGACCACGCAGATCGAAGAACTCGACGAGAAGGTCAGTGCCGCCGACGACAAGATCAAGGACCTCGAAGACGAGATCGAAGAACTCCGCAACAACAAGGACGCAACCCCGTGAACCTCATCATCTCCCGCAAAGAACTCGACGAACTCGCCGCCCGCGCACGGGGCATCGTCGAATCGAAGCCAAGCAACCCCGTCCTCGGGTGCGTCATCATCGACGCGACGCCTGACGGGGTCACCGCCACGTCCTACCGCTCGTCCATGGGCTACGTCGGCACCTACACGGCGAACGTGAGCGACCGCGGCCGGATCGCCGTCGACGTCGACGCGCTCCAGAAGGCGATCAAGACGCTCCCGCCCGGCCCGATCGCGATGGACGTGTCGACCACGAACCTGCGCCTCAAGATGTCCGTCGGCAAGTCGACGACGACGATCGGCACACTGGACCCCGCCGACCATCCCGGCGTCGTCGACGTCAAGGCCACCCACACGCTCACCGTCGACGCGCCCGCACTCCGGACGATCATCGACCAGACCGTCAAGTGCATCGCCGAGGACGACAACAAGTATGGCCTGTCGGTGCTCCTGTTGGAGTTCGTCGGCGGCAAGGTCCGCGCCGTGTCGACCGATGGGAACCGGCTGGCGTGGTCCGAGTGCGACGCCACGGGGGACGCGCCGTCCGGTACGCTCGTGCCCCGCGCGTGCGTGCTGGAGATGCGCGCGATGATCGACAAGATCGCCGGCCCGGTTGAGATCGCCATCGAGCCCGGCCCGCGCGCTGGCTCCAAGCCGCGCGCACTCGCCGTCAAGTTGCCGGGCGAGACGCTGACGATCCGGTGCGCCGAGGTCGACTTTCCCGACTACCGGCAGGTGTTGCCGACGAACTACAAGCGGACGTGGACGGTCGACCGCGTCAACCTGCACGACACGTTGCGTCGCTTCCCGGTCGCGACGGGGTCCAACGCCGTCACCGTCACGCTCACCAACGGCACGGTCCACATGCGCCGGACGTGGGACACCAGCGAGACGAGCGCCGAGATCGACGCGAACTACACCGGCGACCGCACGGTGATGGGGTTCAACGTCGTCTATCTGGCGAACGCGCTGGGCGTCTGCACCGGCACCGACGTCGCGATCAAGATGGGTGACACGCTGTCGCCGGTCGTGATCGAGGACCCTACCAACTCGGCGGCGCAGTTCGTCGTCATGCCCGTGCGGCTGGATTGAGCGATGGACTACCTCGACTTCATCGACAAGAAGACGCAGGCCGGGAGCGACGAGGGGTTCGCGCCCATCGACCTCCCGCCCGCGCTCTTCGACTTCCAACGGTCGGTCGTTGAGTGGGCGGTTCGCAAGGGCCGCGCCGCCATCTTCGCCGATACCGGGCTCGGTAAGACGCTCATGCAGTTGGTGTGGGCGCACAACGTCGTGCTCCACACGAACCGCCCCGTGCTCCTCCTGACCCCGTTGGCGGTAGGCGGTCAGACGGTGTTGGAGGCGGCCAAGTTCGGCATCGATGCGCGTCGCTCGCTCGACGGAAAGACGGGCGCGGTGTGCGTGTGGGTGACGAACTACGAGAAGCTTCACCACTTCGACCCGCTCGACTTCGCGGGCGTCGTGTGTGACGAGTCGTCCATCCTCAAGTCCTTCGACGGTTCAACACGTTCGGCCATCACCGAGTTCATGCGGAAGACGCCCTATCGCCTACTCTGCACGGCGACGGCGGCACCCAACGACTACATCGAGTTGGGCACATCGTCGGAAGCCCTCGGCTACCTCGGTCACATGGACATGCTGTCGCGGTTCTTCAAGAACGACGCCGGCAACTCAATCCGCCCCGTCGCGTTCGGTCACGACAAGCGGTATGCGGGGTCCATGTGGCGGTTCAAGGGGCACGCCGAGGCGCCGTTCTGGCAGTGGGTGTGCTCGTGGGCGCGGGCCTTGCGCAAGCCGTCGGACGTGGGCGGCGATGACACGCCGTTCATCCTGCCGGCACTCACCCAAGCGGAGCACGTCATCAAGACAGCGACGCCGCGCGAAGGGTTCCTGTTCACGCTGCCGGCCCGCGGGTTGGACGAGCAGCGCGACGAGCGCCGCCGGACCATCACCGAGCGGTGCGAACGGACGGCGGATCTCGTGAACGGAACCGGTCAACCCGCGCTTTCGTGGTGCCACCTGAACGCGGAGGGGGACCTGCTGACGAAGTTGATCCCCGACGCCGTTCAGGTCAGCGGTGCCGACTCCGACGAAGCCAAGGAAGAGGCGTTCATGGGGTTCGTGCGCGGGGACATCCGCGTCCTCGTGACCAAGCCGTCCATTGGAGCGTGGGGGCTCAATTTTCAGCATTGTGCCCACGTCACCATGTTCCCGTCGCACTCGTACGAGCAGACGTACCAGGGAATCCGGCGGTGCTGGCGCTTCGGGCAGACGCGCCCCGTTCACGTCGACATGGTCACGTCCGAAGGGGAGCGCGGTGTCCTCGACAACTATCTGCGGAAGGCCGTCGCCGCTGACAAGATGTTTTCTCAACTCGTCGCGGAGATGAACCGCGCCAACTCCATCGACCGTTCCCGAACCTTCAACAACGCAACCAAGGTGCCAACGTGGCTGTAACCGACCAGATCATCACCGACCGATACGCCATCTACAACGGGGACTCTGTCGAGGTAATGCGCGACTTGCCTTCGGGCGTCGTCGGCCTCTCCGTCTACTCGCCCCCGTTCGGCGGGCTCTACTGCTACTCGTCCAACGAGCGCGATCTCTCCAACTGCAAGGACTACGAACAATTCTTCGATCAGTACGGGTACTTCATCCGCGAGATCCTGCGCCTCACCATGCCGGGCCGGATGTCGGTCGTCCACGTCACCGACGTCCCGTCGGGCAACTCCGGCGGCGACCACCTGATCGACTTCTCCGGCGATGTGATCCGCGCCCACCAGAAGGAAGGGTGGAAGTACGTTGCGCGCTACTCCGTGTGGAAGGAGCCCCTCGGCGTGCGGAACCGGACCATGCGCAAGGACCTGGCCCACAAGTCCATCGTTGACGACTCGTCGCGGTGCTCGTGCGCGCAGGCCGACTACATGCTCGTGTTCCGCAAGCCCGGCGAGAACGCCGTACCCATCGAGCACCCGACCGGACTGACCGACTACTACGGCGAGCGCGAGATCCCGGCGGAACTCCTGCCCTTCAAGAACTGGAAGGGCAACCAGATCGAGAACCGGTACTCTCACTGGATCTGGCGTCAGTACGCGTCCTCGTTCTGGGATGACGTGCGCGGCGAGCGCGTGTTGCCCTTCCACGAAGCGCGCGAGGATGAGGACGAGAAGCACGTTCACCCGCTGCAACTCGACGTGATCGACCGCTCTATCATCCTCTGGTCCAACCCCGGCGAGGTCGTGTTCACGCCGTTCATGGGCGTGGGGTCCGAGGTCCACGAAGCGGTCAAGTTGGGCCGCAAGGGCATCGGCTGCGAACTGAAGCCGTCGTACTTCGCGCAGGCCGTGAAGAACCTCGCGGCGGTCGACGTCGGCCCCGACGACTCGCAACTCTCGTTGTTCGGGAAGCCCTGACCATGTGGACCATCTTCGCGACCGGCTACCCGGACTGCCCTCTGATCGTGGACTACCCCGCGGCCGACCTGTCGTCAGCGGTGTCGGCGATCGTCGGCGAATGGGTGCCGGTCGCGTCGGATGGTCCCCACATCCTCCCGCTCACCGTCTACGGGCCGGGCGGGCAAACCATCGTCACCGCCCGCGTCGTCGTGATTGACGACGCAGTATCGGAGGTGTCGCTTTGATTGGCCGACCCAAAAAGAACACCCCCACCGGCCGCATCCTCGTCCTGATCTGCGCGACCCCGGGCGAGGAGACGATCGAATCGTTGGCCGCCCACGTTTATCCAACCCCCCGCCGCGTCAAGGCGTTCACCAACCACGCCGAGGTCCGCGAGTGGGCGAAGTCGCAAGCAGAGGCGAGACAGCAGGCCCGCGCCCGAACCGCGCGCGTGGTCCAGCACCTCGCCGAAGCCGGCTACCTCCAGTCCAACGGCCGCCCCGTGATCGCGGACTGGTTCGCGGCCAAGGTCGCCGCCGTCGGTCTGCCCGAAGCGTTGCGGCGTGCGGGCCCGCGGTGGAACCGGTCGCTGGCGAACACCGCGCCCACCGGCCCGCTCGCGTTCAGCGGCTACCACGAGGGGCCGGGCGTGCTCCATGCCGCGATGGTCAACCGGGTTGCGGCTTCGGTGGGGAATCCGCGCTGCACCGTCGCGGACATCATCGGGAGCAAGCCGACGACGCGCGAACAACAGGTGTGGGGCAACCTGATCGAGTGGGGAATAATCGTACCCCCACGCGCCCGCTTCCCGACGGCGAAGGCGTTGGACCTGGTCGCGTCGTGGGGAGCGCCGTGACCCTCTTCAACCAGCCCGCGCCGCCCATGCCCCGCGTCGGGGTGTGGGCGGACATCGGGCGATGGATCACCGGAGACGCCGAATGGCCCGCCGACATCCCCCGCGCCTGTACCGCGTCCTCGTCATCGCCCGTCGCCGTCGTCGCGAGCGAATCGCCGACCTCAAACTGCAAGCCGAGTTCGGGTGGTGGGACGACTACCGACGCGCCCACAACCTGCCCGCCGACGCCGACCCCTACGCGGGCGGCTACTTCTGACCCCAACGTCGTCCGCGTCGCGCTCGATCACTGGGCGCGCGTGTGGGCGACCTACCCGAACCACCGCCCACGAGGTGACGAATGAGACTCTCCTACCGACTCCGATGGCCCCCCTACCTGTTCTGGTGGGCGTGGGTCGTCACCCCATGGCGCCGACTCGTTGTGTGGACCGATCGCCTTCGCGGCCTGTCGTGGTCGCGCTGTCCGGGTTGCGGTGCCTTCGAGGAGGAGATGCAGGACCCGTGCGACGCCTGCCCTTCCCGGTGCCATCACCCGATCACCGTCAACCGCTACGGGAGTGTGACCACACCATGAACCCCGCCGACCTGACCGCTATCCGCACCTCGATCCTGACGGCCGACACGTCCACGATGTCCGGTGCCGAGCGTGACTGGTACCGTGCCTGCGTCGCCCTGCTCGCCGAGGTCGACCGCCTCACGCCCGCGCCGAAGCCCGAACTGCCGCCGATCGACGAGTTGCCCATGGTGGTCGGCAGGACGTGGGGCCGCTTCTACGGCACGGCCCTGTTTCACTCGCTCGCCAAGTACAACGACGAGCACTTCCCAGCGTGTGGTCGGGTCATGCCCCGGCGCTACATGACGCACGCCGTCACTACGCAGTCTCGCCCCTGCGCCGCCTGCCTCGCGTTGGCGAAATCTTCGGAGCAACCATGAACCCCACCTGCGCTCACACCGTCATCGTCCCGTCGCCGTCCAACGGCCACCACTGTCGCGACTGCGGCACCCCGTTCGTCCTCGCCCGGTTCGCACCCCTGACCCCGTGGAGCACCTTGGCCGCCGTGGTTGAGGAGCGCAACCGCTACTATGCCGAGGTCGCCGCGCTTCGGTCGCAGGTCGAGGAGTTGATGCGGTGCGGGGTGTCGATCCACAAAGCGGCATCGGCGGCCGTGGACTTCGAGCGCGAACGGGTCAACGGGATCCTCACGCGCATGGCCTCGGACGCGCACGACCGGGGCGACTCGGCGGCGGCGGACGCGTTGGCGGCGGCGGCGATTGCGGTGCGGCCGTGACCCCGCGCCACTTGCGGCGGGGGCGTTGACGGGGGCGGCGTGATCTGGTAAGAAGACTTCGATTCGCTGATGTTCGATGGCAGTCGAACGGAAGCTCCGATTCTTAGCGGCGATGGCCGCGCCCTGCGCCACCCGGTTCCGCTGCCACGGCGCCGGGTGGCCTTCGGAGTTTCGGTGATCTCGTACGCCTCTCGCACCGGCACCAAACGCAACCTCGCGGCCCTCCGTGGCGCGGGGTGGCGGATCCTTGTGTCGGCGAAGGGCGTCCACCGCACCGAGGGATTCCCCTACGCGATCGACAACGGGGCGTGGACGGCGCATCAGCAGGGCATCCCGTTCGACGATGCGGCGTTCATCAAGTGCGTGAACTACCTCGGCGCCGACGCTGACTTCGTGGTGGCCCCTGATGTCGTCATGGGCGGCATGGGGTCGCTCGCGTTGTCGCTGACGTGGCTCCCGTGGTTGCGCGATCGGTGCCGCCGGATCCTTGTCCCCGTTCAGGACGGGATGACCGACGAGGACATCGCGCCGCTCCTGTCTCCCGAGCTCGGGATCTTCGTGGGCGGATCGACCGAGTGGAAGGAGGCGACCACCCTCCGATGGTCGCGCCTTGCTCACGCTCACGGGGCGTGGTGCCACGTCGGGCGCGTCAACACGGTTCGTCGGATCCGCATCTGTCAGTTCGCCGCCGTCGATTCGATCGATGGTTCGTCCGCCTCTCGCTACGCCGTGACCCTGCCGAAACTTGACGGGGCCGTTCGTCAACCTTCTCTCTTCGGGTGCCTGAATGCCTGACCTTGTCGTCCTTCTCTCCGGTGGCCTTGACTCGACGGTGTGCGCCGAGATTGCCCGTCGATCGGGACACCTTCACTCCGTCGTCTCGTTCGCGTACGGACAAGCGAATACCGTGCAGGAGATGGGTGCGGCCGAACGGTGGGCGGCGCGTCACAGGGTTCCCCGCAAGGTGTTCGCGGTCGACGTGCCCGGCGTGTCCGCCCTCGACATCGGGGCGGGCGCCCACGGCCCCCGCGTGGTCGCCGGCCGCAATCTGCTTCTCCTGTCGCACGCCACCGCCTACGCGTTGTCGGTCGGTGCCTGTCGCGTGTGGATCGGTTGCAACGCGGACGACGCCGAGGACTACCCCGACTGTCGGCGCGAGTTCATCGAGGCCGCCGGGATGATGACGTGGCTCGCCTACGGGTCGCGGGTGTGGGCCCCCCTGATCGACATGAACAAGCGGCAAGTCGTGGCGAAGGCGCGCGAACTCGGGGTCGACATCGCTGATACGTGGTCCTGCTACCAGCCGTCGATCGCTCGCCCGCTGGAACCGTGCGGGACCTGCAACGCGTGCCGACTTCGGGCGTCCGCGATGGGTGACGAATGACCGCCCCCGCCAACTTCGGCCTCTACATCAAATCCCTCCGCACCGCCGCCAACCTGTCGCAGCACGAGCTTGCCCGCGACCTCGGCGTGTCTCACGTCACCCTCGGCGAAGTGGAGCGCGGCAAGCGGACCACGCTCGCGCCGCGCCACTGGCCCGAACTCGTGCGCCGGATCGGTGCTGACTTCGGGGTGCTTCAGGCCCTCGCCACGACGGAGCGCGTAGCCACCCTACAGCGCCGGATCGACGCGCTACAGGTTGGCAATCTGCCTACTGACGGGGTATGATGCGTCATGGTTCACGCGTTGTCTCCTGAATGGCCGCACCCGTGGCCCCGACCGGTTCGCGTGCCGCTTGACGTGGTGACGCCGCTCCTCCGTGAGTACCACCACTACAAGGGCGGCGGGGACGTGGGCGACGCGTGGGCGTGCATCGAGCGCGGGCGTGTGGTCGCCGGTTGGGTGTGGACCCCGCCGGCACCGGGGGCGGCGTCGAAGTACGCGCCATCGTGTCCTGCGGCCGTGCTCGCCCTGTCGCGCATGGTCGCGATCCCGAAGGCGGATCGGGCGTGGCAGATCAGCAAACCCCTCCTCTGGATCATGCGCCACGGGCTCGACCGGGGCCGATGGCCGGTCCTCCTCACGTACTCCGACAAGGGCGCCGGCCACGAGGGGATCGCCTACATGGCGTCCCGGTGGAAGCGCGGCGAGACGACGGTATCGGACACGTATGAGGACAGCGACGGGCGCCGCCGCTGTCGGTGCGTGAGGGGGGGGCAACGCGTCCCCGGCCTGACGCGCACGGGGTCCACCGAGATCACGGCGTGGACGCACCGCGTGTGCCCCATGGGTGAGGAGCAGGCGTGGATGGAGGCCCACGGGTGGCAGCGGGTCAGGGTGCCCGGCAAGACGTGGCGGTCGGGCGCGGACGCTCACACATGGCAGTGGGTCGACCCGCGGCAGTTGAACCTCTTTGAAGGAGTGCGTCATGCACTGTAAAACCGAGGACCGAGCGACTTCGTTCGGGTCTTACATCAAATCCCTTCGCACCGCCGCCAACCTGTCGCAGCGGGCGTTGGCCGAGCGGTTGGGCGTCACCCCTGCCCACATCGCGCACATCGAGCAGGGGGAGCGCCGCGCCCTCGCCGAACGCCACTGGCCCGCGCTGGTCGCGATCGGGGCGGACCTCAACACCTTGCGCCGGCTGGCGGCCCGCCCCGAGGTTGCCGCCCTTCACGACGAGATCGACCGACTGCGTGCGCAGTTGGCTGGTAGTGCGCTTATCGGCGTGGTATAGTGCTGCATGGCGTGGTTCAGCACTGACGAGAGCGTATGGGAGGCGGCGTGCTCCGACCTCCCCCAACCGTGGCCAGAGGCGTTCGCGCGCATGGATCTGCGCTACCACGAGAACCGGCACCGGATGAAGGTTGCGCCGTTTCCGGGGCGCGTCGCCCTGTCGAACCGGTGGGGGTGGACTGACCGCAAGGTGCGGAATCTCCTCGACGCCGACGACTGGCACGACCCCCAACGGCCGGTCGCCCGTGAGGACCTGCGCGGCAAGTGGGACGGAAAAGTCCAACAGCCCGCCAACACGCCGCCAACACCGCGTCCAACAGACCGCCAACAGGACAACGAACCAACGCCGGTAGTTGAGAAGAATCCGCCAACAGCCTGCCAACAGGATGTCCAACAGCCTGCCAACTCGGTGTCCATCGCGCGCGTCTCTTCTCTAACCACGGGAACCACTGAACCACGGGAACCACTGGAGACACATACAGCGCCCGCAAGCGGGCCCGTGTGTGTCGAACCTGAACCGCAACTGACCCTGCTCACCCTACCTGCTCCGAAGCCCGTCGACCTCGAAGCGGCATGGACGGCACTCACGGCATGGACCCCGAAGCCGGCAGCGTGGAAGCTAACGGCCGAGCGTCGCAAGCACCTGACCGCGAGGATCGCCGACCACGGGGAAGCGACCGTGTACCGGGTGGCCGAATGGGTGCGGACCTCGGAGCACGATCGGGCGGCGTTCCTTAGGGGTCACGGAGACGTCGACACTCTGTTGAGGCCGGGGAAGTTCGCCACCTACGCCGCGATGAGTGCGGGGCCGGCACCGGCAGCGAAGGTCAACGGGCGCCCGGTCGCCCCGTCCTACGCCGACACCCGCCGCGAGATCGAAGAGATGGAGCGGGGCGCAACGCTACGAACCGGCGCATTCGACGCCGACTATGAGGTACTCCAGTGATCACGATCAACCAGATCCTCGACATGTTCGAGGTGCTCGAATCGACGGGACTCCGGCCCCCCGACGTCTACGGCCGCCCGGCGGATCGGGCGACGGGCACCCCGAGCGGTCGGGCGTTCGCGGCACGGGTGTACGTGGTGGCGTTCGACCAAGGCGGGTACACATGGCCCGAGGTCGAAGCGGCGGCGATGGCGTACGCGCTCGAACCGCAGGAAGGGCAGTACCCGAAGCCGTGGCCGAGCCCGGGGCACATCGCGGCCCGTACGGCGATGGGTCGACTCGCGTTGACCCTCGGCACCCCCGCCGACGCGGATCGGGCATGGGTCGACTTCGTGGCCCGCGGGCAGTCGCTCGTCAGCAAGGGCCGCCCCCCGACGATGGAGTACGGCCGCGATGCCCTCGACCCGGACCCGCACCGACACAAGGCGATGTGGGCGGGGCTCTGCGCACTCGGCGGGTGGGACCTGTACCGCATGGCCGACCCGTCCGACCGGGGCCTGTCGATGCGCTTCCGTGCCGCCTTCACGGCGTTCCGTGAGCAGCAGCGGACCTCACCCGGCGTGGTGCGTGAGATCCTGGCCGCGTCCCCCCGCCTGCTTTCGGTGGCGTCGTGAGCAACCGCGGCCTCCCTCACGACTGGCACATCGAGCAGGTGTTGTTGGGGACCATTCTCGCGTGCGGCGACGTGTCCGCCGTGGTCGACGTGGTCAAGCCCGACGACTTCCACAAGCCGACGCACGCGCTGTTGTTCGGCCACATCCTCGCGTGCGCCGCCGAGGGCGACCCCCCGACCCCGGCCCGCTTGCTCCGCCGGATCGAGGCGGCGGGTGCGCTGGAGTCGTTGGCGGCCGTCTCGCACATGGGCCCGACGCACTACGTGCTGTCACTGTCGTCGCATGGCGACATCCCCGAGAACATCGGCGGCCTGGTCCGGGACCTCCTCCGCGACTCACGCCGACGGGCGGCCGTCCTCGAACTGCGCGCCCTCGAAGAACGGCTGTTGTCGGATGTGAGCGTGGACCCCGCCGTGGGCCTGATGGAGATGCAGGCCCGGTTGGAGGCGAGCCAGCCGCCAGCGAAGGGCGAGGGGTGGGTACCGCAGGCCGACGTCGTGCGCGAACGGCTGGAGGACATCCGACACCGGACGGCGAACCCCGGGCAGATCACCGGGATCCCGACGGGGATCGACGCCCTCGACCGGCTGATCGGCGGCTTTCAGCGGACCCGGTTCTACGTCATCGCTGGCCGCCCTGCGATGGGAAAGAGCGCGGTCATGCAGTGCTTTGCGGAACACGGCGCGAAGTTCGGCGACGTGGGGATCATCACGTTGGAGATGCCGAAAGAGGAGATCGGAGAGCGCGCCCTCGTCAAAGAGGCGCGCGTCAACAGCACCCGCGTACGGGATGGCGCGATTGACGAACACGACTGGCGGCGATTGTGCGATGCGGAAGAGTCACTGTCGGCGCGCAACGTGTGGATTGATGATGCGTCTGCCGCGTCAATCTCGCAGATCGTCAACAAGATCCGAAAGCTGAAAGAACGTCGGCCGAACCTGCATACGGTCTATTTGGACTACCTCCAGCTTGCGACGGCGGAAGGGAAGAAGAATGGGAGTCGTCAGCAGGAGATTGGACAGATCACCCGCGGTTGTAAGACCATCGCAAAGCAAGTCGATATTGCCGTGGTTGCACTTGCCCAACTGTCGCGCCAATGCGAAGCGAGGGTAGACAAGCGCCCCGTACCCTCGGACCTGCGCGAGTCGGGCGACATCGAGCAGGACGCCGACGCGATTATCTTCGTGTACCGCGACGAGGTTTACGTGAAGGAAAGCCCGAAAAAGGGAACGATGGAGATCATCGTCGGGAAGCAAAGGAAGGGCGCGACCGGCACGATCGAGTGTGCGTGGATCGGCGCCGAGTATCGGATCGCGAACATCGATCGCCACGTCGAACCAGACTACCCCCGGAGCTACGAACAATGATCGACCTCGCCAACCCCGCCGCCGTGCGCCTGCTTCAACTCGCGGTTCACCGGCCCGCGCTGGTTGGGCCCGTCCTGCGCGACGAGGACCCGGCCGCCCTCTTTCACGACTCCGAGGTGTTCGACGCCCTGGCGCGCTTGCTGGGTGGGTGGACGGCGCAGAAAACCGCCGACGCGTCCCGCGACCCCGAGGTCAAGCGCCGCCTGCCGTGGATGGCGTCGATGCCGTGGTGCGGGGTGAAGCACGCCCGCGGCGAGGTGTGCGCGTGCGAGGGCGACCCGGCCGAGGTGCGGCGCCTCGTCGGGGAGGTCAAGGCGTGGCGCGCGAAGGTGGCGGAAGACGGCGACGTGCTCGCGTCCGTGCTGGTGCCCCGATGACCCCCGCGCCCGAACCCGAGTCCGCCCCGCACTTCTGGTGGTGCTCCGTGTTTTTGCACAAGCACCGCCCGGGCGTTCGGTGCTCGTGTCCGCCGACCATGCTGGCCGAGGCGGTTGAGAAGGAACGGCTGATCAAGATGGCCGCCACCATGCCGCCAGCGGTCGCGAAGTGATCACGCTCACCGCCAGCGAACTCCTCCACGCGTCCGGGGTGGGCGCGCGGCGTCACGCCCAAAACCTCATCGCCGGCCGACCCGATCGCTACGGTGCGCCGCCGGATTGGTCAGTCCATATCGAGGGCTCGTGTGGGGAGTTAGCGGCGGCCAAGGCACTCAATGTCTACTGGCCCGCGTCCGTGGACTTCCGCGAACGGCAAGCGGGGGACCTCCCGGGCGGCATCGAGGTCCGCACCACATCACACGCGATGGGGTGTCTCCTGCTCCATCCCGAGGACAAAGACGATCGCCGCTACATCCTCGTGACGGGGCGCGCGCCGTCGTTCGTCGTGGTCGGATGGTGTCGCGGGTGGGAGGGCAAACACCAACAGTTCTGGAAGGACCCGGCCGGGGGTAGGCCCGCGTTCTTCGTCGGTCAGAAGTACCTTCGCCCGATGTCGGAATGGTCGGCGCCCGACGACCTGCGTGCAAGGGTCGAGGCTACTCCAGGGATCCGCCGCCTCGTCGCCGCGGTGGACGGGACGGTGGAGAGCGTCACGGCGTCTCGGATCGAGGTGCCGTGAGCGTTAGCGCGAACGTTCGCGGGTCATGATCACCCGTCCGATGACTTCGGCGACGGCGGGCACGACGGCGTTTCCGAGGCAGCGCAGTTGACCCACCCGTCCGGGAACCCCATGAGCCACTCGACCCACCGGGGGTTCAATGGTCCACCAACCGCGTTCGGGAGTTGATCCCCACTCCCTGCGGGTCGCTTCAACCTGCTCGCCCCATCCGGGGCGTTCGGGTAGCGGTAGTCCCGCGCCGCGGGTGTCGGCCACTTCGTTACGAAGTCGGTGAGCGTGTCCCCCACATGAATCCCGCTCGGCGGAATCCTCGACCTGTTCGCTGTCGAGTTGCGTGATGCCTTGCTGTCCCCCACCGTAGGCGTCGGTATACGCAAGGATGAAGAGGCGGTCCCTCCGGTGAGGGGCGCCGACGGCGGAAGCGGGGATGCAGTCCCACTCCGCATCGTACCCGCTCGCGGCCAAGTCTCCGAGAACGCGACCCAGCCCCCGAACAAGGAGCGCTGCGACGTTCTCCACGACGACGTACCGGGGTCGTACGTCGCGAATGAGTCGTGCGTAGTGGGACCAGAGGCCGGAGCGGGTGCCGTCGGCGATTCCTGCTCCCTTCCCAGCGAGGGAGATGTCTTGACAGGGGAATCCGCCACATAGAACGTCGACATAAGGGGGCGCCTCCAGCGTTGTGATGTCCTCAAACCGGTGTGCGGCGGGCCAGTGGTGGGCAAGAACGGAGCGGGCGAACGGATCCCGCTCGCACTGCCACACGACAGGCCCGAGGCCCGCGCGCTCTAAGCCACATTCGAGGCCGCCTATACCCGAGAACAGCGACCCGATCGTGAGACTCATCCGAGCAACCGCGCCCGAATCCACGTCGACCGGTCCACACCCGCGGCCTTCGCGTCGGCGTCGATCTTCGCGATCTCGGCGTCGGACAAGCGCACCGATACGCGCTTGGTCGGCGCGTCGGTGCGGAACGGGTGGCCCCTCACGACGGGCGACCGGCGAGGAGCCACGCGTCGACCGCGTCCTGAACAGCGGCGCACTCGTCCAGCCATGCGGCGTGGTCTTCGGGGTCCGCGTTGCCGTCCTCGTCCTCGGCCATCGCGGGCCACGTCGACTCGTCGCAGAGCGCGCCGAGTTCGTTCGCGTCGATGTAGTCGTGAAGCTCGGAGAAGTTCGCGACCGTGGCGGGGATGGTTCCGGCCGCGATGAGGGCGACGATCGAGGACTTGGCGAGGGCGATTCGGTCTTGGGCGTTCATGGTGACTCCGTGTTGCCCCCTCTCTATACGTCGGACGTAATCACACGTCAAGGAACTTTCTGCTACCGCCCCCGCGACAGGTCCCGCAACGCCGCCAACGCGACCGCAAGGATCCCGATCCCGATCCCGCCGTCGATCCAGGACACGACCGCGGACCAGTCGTGTGAGGTCAGATAGATCGCGGCGGTCACGAGCGGGGCCGGGTGAACGGGCGCGGCAACTTGCCGTTGAGGCGCGCGGGTGCGTCGGTGCAGAAGAACATCGGCGCCCCACTGTTGAACTTGTAAGCGAACCTTACACGTTCGTCACCGCGCGTGATGCTGATCTCACCCTCGGTGTCGACGTCCGCCGACCACCCGTCCTCGCCAATCTCGCGCATGTAGGCGAGCAGGTACAGCATGGGGGCGGTCACGACGACACCCGCGCCAGCCGGATCGTCAGCGTCGCCGCTTCGATCTGCGCGGTCGCAACGGCAAGCGCGGCCGGGCTCGCGGGGTTGCGGTGGTACTCGGCGAGGGCGGCGTCAGCGGCGCGGAGATGACCGCGGACGGCGGCGCGTGCGGTGTCGGGGATCACGAGGGCACCACACGAGCCAATCGCCAACCGCGACCCCACCAGACCTTACGTGCGACGACCGTACCGTCCAACGCGTAGACCACGTGGACGAACGGCCCGTCTTGGTCACGGGTCGGGCGCGAGGTCCGCACGATGGTGCCGGCCGGGATTCCGATGTGGCGGCACACGACATCCGGCGGGACGGCGATCACGACGCCACCCCGCCCCGGAGCGCCAACTCTGCGCGCCACACGCCGAGGTCAATCGCGCGCCACCCGCCGCGGGATGCGGTGTCGGCTTCGAGGTCGGCGATGGTCGCGACGATCTGCGCGACGGATGCGGCCGACGCTTCGGCGCGCTCCTCGTTCTCGTGGCGGGCGTCGCTGCGCGCGTCCCAATCGTCGTCGGTGTCGTCCCATGCGCCGTCGCTGTCGCCTTCGATCCAGCGGTCGAGGGCGGAAAGGTCGAGGTCCATTTGTTGGCTCCGTGTCGGGGGTTCTACCGCCTCAACCCCGCCCGGAGGACCGGAGCGGGGTGGGCGTGGGGGAGGGTTAGGGGAGGAGGCCGATGATGCGTCCGGCTGGAGGCGGTGTGTACGGTTTCACCGCGTAGACGAACGACCACCGGTCCGAAAGGTCACGGATCTCGTGCTTCACGATCACCTGCGCGTCAGCCTCGGTCGCGGCCTCGACGACGTACGACGTGGTTGGGTTGTAGTTGGTCGGGATCCGGGTGACTGAAACTACGAACTGACTCACGGGTGGCTCCTTGACCCGCGGCGTTCATCGCCGGGGTGACTTCAAGATACCGCGGCCCTAATGCCGCGTCAAGGAAATAGTCTAACTCTCTTTCGGGGTGGCGTTCGCGGCCAACAATCGCGACCACTTGCCGCGGGTCTTCACCGACACGCCGATCCGCCGCGCCTCGTGGATTCGCTGACGGCTGACCCCGAGGACCGCTCGAAGCTCCTCGGTCGGCAGGGTGAGCAGGTCCGCGACGGGGACCAGGTCCGACCGCGCCGGCCGTCCGCGCCCCTCGATCGACGGGATCCCGCGAGCACGGCGCCACCGACCGACCACGGCCACGTCGAGGTCAACGCCGGTCGCCTTCTGCCACCACTCGACGATCGCGGCGTCGGTCGAGATGCCGAGGTGGGGGAGGACTTCGGGCGGGCAGGTCGTGCGGGCGCTCATCGCGTCACCTCGGCAGCGAGCATGGCGCGCACGCGTTCGATCTCGTCGTCGGTGTGGATCGTACCGCCACGGTTGAGGCGCAGGTACAGGCGCAATCGGTCGGCGCGGGGGAGCGTCACGTACCAGACCTCGAAGTGCGGCCCCGTCAACCAGTAGCCGGTGACGTCAGCCTGATCACGGTCGGACAGGTCGCGCAGGTGGAGTGTCGACCCGTCGTAGAGTTCGGCGCCGATCTCCCCCTTGAGCCACCGGTACACTGACCGGAGGCGCTGCTGCCCGTCGATCACCTCGTCGGGTTGCAGCGTCTTGGTGATGGGGAACCGGTTGACGATCACGGGCTGAACGCGGCCGCCCTCGATGAAGTGCCCGACGAACTGCGCCGCCTGACGTTCGGTCCAGACGTATGCGCGTTGGTAGTCGGGTGCGAGGTTCAGTGCGCGGTCGGGGTTGGTTGATTCGATGCGGTCGATCAGGGACCGCATCATCAACGTCTCGGTGCCGCCGCTGCGGATCGGCTGGTAGATGCTTTCGATTGACGGGCGGTTCATCGCGACTCCATGGGGCGAACGTGAAGCGGGGGATGCACGGCCACGGTCGTCGCCCACCTTCGCGGACGACCACCACGTCTCCCACGCGGGATCCTCGGGAGGGCCGGCGTAGTGTGCGTCGAGCCCCCTCACGCCGACACCCGCGCCGACCACCGAGCGGCGGCCTGCTCGTGGGCGTCCGCCTTGCGAGCGAACCCCGCCGCAGTGCGCAGGTCGGACGAGCGCCACCACGCGCGCTCCTCGTCGGTGTCGCCGATGGCTCTCTGCGCGGCCTCCAGACGCACCGCCGCCGCGTCGCGCATCTCGCGGGCAGCACGGACATGGGGGCCGACCACGAGCGCGACCAGTGATGCGCGGAGGGGCACGGCGCGCACGGGGCAGACCGTCGCGCGCATGTCGGCGGGGGTGACCCACGCGCGACCGGTCGGCCATGCGTCGTGCGGCCACGTCTCGCCGGACTCGATCGCGAAGTGCGCGCGGTCGTGCCCGTATTCGAGGGAGCAGGGGGCGCCGTTGCGGGTGGCGGTGCAGGTGTTCACGGGGGCTCCAGTGCCGGCCGGGCCGGCGGTGAATGGGGTTTAGGTTCTAAAGGACAGTGTCCTTTAGGCGGCGACTTGCCACGCGAATACGCCGGCCTTGTCGATCTTGGTCCAACCCGCCGGCACGGTGCCGAGGTAGTGGCGGTTCCACACCTTGACCGACACGCCGTCGATCTCGCCGATGGCCGGGCCCGCGTAGTTGCAACCGCCGTCGGTCGCGCGCCAAATCTTCTCGATCGTCCACCAGTCGATCCGCGCCGTGCCGCGCACCAACTTCTCGGCGCGGTCAGCCGACACCTTCCACCCAAGGGCACGGGCGCCGCAGTCGCGGCCGTAGCGGACCTCGCCCACGCCGTCCCCATCGGCATCGTTCTCGGAAAGGACCATCGTGCACTTCAGGTCGGCCTTGCCGCAAAGTTCGCAGGTGGTCACTTCGTCGTCGATTCCGAGGAGAGTGAATCGGCTGGTCATCATGGCTCCGTGGTTGGTCGCGGGCTTCGTCGCCCGCCCCTTCCTTTCACATGGCGTGGGGCGAGCGTCAAGTAAGTATTTAGCGTGACGTGGATAGCGGGCCTTAGACGAGGGTAAGGCGCGCGCCCTTCGGCATGGTGTCGCGGAGGTGGAGCCCGACCACCCGTCCGCCTTGGTCCTTCCGGGTGACGGCCTTGACCCGCGCACCCGCCGCTCGAAGCTCGTCACCGAGGACGACCAACGCCGCCGAGTGCGCCACGGGATCGCGGTTGTCGCGGATGCCGACCCAGAGCCCGCCGCCGTCGTGCTCGACGTAGGCCACGGCGTCAGGGCGCCCCGACGTGTCGAGCCAAGCCCGGACGGCGTGAGCGTCCGACACGCGCCACGGGGCGATCGGGGAACCGTCGAGAGCGGGGGCGGGCGTGGACCACTTGAAGGCGGCGAGGGTCTGCATGGTTGACTCCGTGGGGGTGTGACGCCTCAAGCCCCGTGCCGGTGAGGGCTACGGGGCGGGCGGGGTGCGAGGGTCAGGCGATCTCTTTCTCGCAGGCGTCCACGATCTTGGTGTAGGTCGGCTGGACCTTCTTGGGCAACGCGCGAACGTGGGCGCGGGCGTTCTCGATGAAGTGCGCGGCGTACGGGCGATTCGCCTTGTGCTCGCGCGCGAAGTTCATGGAGCGTTCGAGCATCATCGCGCGGTGGATCAGGTCAGAGGCGGTCATCGTGGACTCCTTCGTTGTCGTCGGCTTCAGTGCCGCCCGACATGAACAAGATACCGTGGCGCCTATTCGGTGTCAACAAAGTATTTCACACTCGCTTGAAACCGGCTTTGCGCGCCAGCCATTCGGACCTCGACACCTGGCCGCGGTCGGCGTCCATGATCGCGGCCTCGTCCGGGGTCAGGCGGACGGTGACGTCGACGGTTCGGACGGCGTCACCTTTCGGGGGGCGGCCGGGGCCACGGCGGGGAGTGTCGGCGGTCACGGGGTCACCCGCGCAGAGTGAGGGGACACGCGAGCGTCGCCACCCATGGGGCCGCCGATGACGCTGCACACCTCGCCGACCTCGGCACGGCAGCGGGGGCACGGGCGGGACAGCCACTCGGGCAACACGGGCGGTGTGCCAGACTCGGGCCCGGCGCAGTCGCCGCCTTCGAGGGTGAATGACCACCACTCGGGCACGGTCTGAACGGAGGCGCCGGCAAGGGGGCGGCCGGGGATGCCGGTGAGGTGTTCGCAGTCGTCGTTATCGGGGTGCATGGTTGTTCTCCAGTGGTGAACCCGCGCCCCCGGAGAGGCGCGGGTGTGGGGGTGGTTCAGGCGGCGCGAGCGGCCTTGAATGCGGCGGCGTACGCCTCATAGACAGGCTTGATCGTGGCGTACATCGTGCCGGCGGACTCGAACGTGTAGGCGACCTCAACCGCGGTCGGGTCAAGGGTCAGGCCGGCGGGCAACACGAGGTCTGCGACGTCGACGATCTCACGCTTGATCGTGCGTTCGGTGCCGTTCGAGCGGAGCACCACGTCAACCTCGCGCGGGGTGACGCCTGCGCGCACGGGGTAGTATGTGCCGAGCGTCTTGTGGACGTCGTCCGCCTGACCATACCGCGCCTTCATGTCGTCGCGGGTCGAGACGTGCGAACCGATCCGGCTGCACATCGTGCCGCCCGTGATGGTGCCGCTCATCTGCGCGTAGATGGAGTGGCCGCAGGAGGGCAGGCCGTCGCGCCAGTCCACGTAGGCAACGACCGTGTAGGTCCCGGCGGGCACGGTGGTGACCTTCTCCCACGCGGCGCATTCGTAGTGCTGGACGACGTCGACAGGGCCGGTGGTGGTGAGAGTGCCGATCGTGAGGAGGGTAGACATCGTGGGCTCCAGTGTGCCGGCGGGTGAATCTCGCCCGGCACCAGTCTATTACCGTGGCACTAAACAAGCGTCAAGGAAATAGTTAGGGCTATCAGAAGATGCGGCAGGCGACGTGCTCAATCACGACCTGCACCCGGACCTCGCGCGTCGGGAAGTCTGCGAGCGCGATCCCGCAACCGCCGCACCGTTGCCCGATGTCGCACGCGCGGTCGGTCTCGATGTCCGAGGCCGACACCGTCGAGCGCACCGGGTAGCGCCCGACCGTCTCCGGGTAGGGGCCGTGCCCCCGCCCGTGTCCGCGGCCATGCTCGTCGCAGTCGGCGCAGTACATGTACCCGAGGCGATCGACCATGGAGGGCCGGACCACGAAGGGGCGGTCCTCGATCGTCAGGGTGGCGCTCACGCACACACCGAGCACTTGACCGTGCCATCCCAGACGATCCGCCATGATTGCAGCATGTAGGAGCAACCACGCCCGCAGAGGCGGTCAGCGCACTTGGCGCAGATCGTGTGCTCGCCGTCGGTCCATCCGGCGAGGGCGTGACTTGTTGCGGCCGGCGGGGGCGCGTGCTCGATCGCTGACCGGATCGTGTCGATGTTCATGCTGGACTCCGAGGGTTGTACGCCGTCGAGCCCGCCCCGTTGCCGGGTGCGGGCCATGGGGGCGGACGGTGCCGGCTACGTGAGGGCGCCGATGGTCGCACGGGCGGACTGGATGCGGGCATACGCTTCGTTGGCGCCCATGCAGCAGTCATCGGCCGCGTGCGAGTAGGCGCGTTCAGCGTCGCGGGCGATGCGCTCCGCTTCTTCGTAAGCGACCTGCGCGGCCTTCAGCGCGGACAGGGCGGCAGCGCGGGCGGTGTCCGCCTCACGGGCCACGAGGTCGAGCGCGTCACGGCGGGCGATGTTCGCCATGCGCGCGGCGGTCAACTGCTCGTTGTCCATGCATGCGAACATGTGGGCGGCGGCGTCGAAGTTGTAGGCGGACATCGGTAGGCTCCAAGGTGAGGCGCCGGGTTCGTTCCCGACAAACAACCATTAGCGCCCCGCCTATACAGCGTCAAGGAACATTCTCACACTCTCCGGCGCCGGCACCAACCTCCCCCGCGGGAACGTCGGTGGATCCGGCGCAACTGGCGATGAGACTCGCGCGCCACTCTCGGCACGGCGCACACGTCTCGACGTGCACCGGGTTTCCGCCGCCGCCGTGGGAGACGTGCTCGATCCACCGTCCGCGGCAGTCTGGCGCGCACCCAGATGGGCACCGGCACGACCTGGTCCGCGGCACGACGGGGGATCGGCGCGCACGCGGTGAGGGTGTACGGGAGGGCGACGCGGGGCACATCGATCGGGGGGAGGTGAGGGGGGATCCGCGGCGGGTGGGGTGAGCGTGTCGACGCCGTCAAGGTTGAGGGACGAGAGCAGGTGAGGGACGCTGCACGACCACTGCGACCACGAGGGCCGACCTCGCTACGGGGTCACGTCCGTCCACATGTAGCAACGCCCGTGCCGAAGTGAACGCGTTCAGGTGGACCGTCGCCTCTCCCTGCAACGCCTCGACCTATCTCAACCCCCCAGAGCAGAAGTCCGCGCGAGGGATACCGTACATTTTAGCCGTTTGTCAAGGCCAGTCGCGACGACGGCGATTCATGACGGTTCGTCGGGCGCAATCGGCCGATGTTTTTTCTCGCGAACACCTTAGCGCGGACATGCGACGCGGGGCGCGGGGCGGGCCTGTAGGTTGAACGCCGATAGTCGCCGCCGCGCTTCCGTTAGTTCGTGATGCACGATTGCTCGGTGACCTTTCGTGACAACTCGGCGGCATGTGCGCGCAGGGTTTCGAGAGGCCCGTCTGGACAGTGGACCCCGTACCAGTACCGCTTCAGCCGCTCGTGTGGCAGGCCGATGCGCGCGCCGAGGGCCCGCCACGCCGCACGCCGCACGCGCCCCTTGTGGCGATTGTTGAACGCGTTCACGGGGAGGAGCCAGAGGAGGAGTGCGCGGACTTCGAGGGCCCGCTCTACTTCTTGTCGGTCGGTCAACATGTACACCTCGAACGCAGCATATCACGGATCGAGTCGCGACCAGGGCGGACAACCGGCCCCAAAGTGGCTACCCTTGACCGCGAGGAACCGCCACAATGCCGCCCCCCACCACTGGACTCGCAGCCAAGTTGATCGCCGAAGCCGGCAAGGGCTACCCCTTGCGCCTCGTTGCCCGTCTCGCCCGCATCCGGCCCCACGACCTGGCCGCATGGGTCAAGGAGGGGGACGCCGACGACGCCACACCCGAGGCGCAACGGTTCACGCGCGACTGGCACGAGGCGCAGTGCCGGTTCCTCGCGGGGCAACATGACGCCGTCGCCGAGTCGGGCGCCACCGGCCGCGATGAACCCAACGCCGGGGCTCGCCTGGCCTTGCTCGAACGGTTGGCCCCCGACGAGTACGCGCGCCGCGCTCCCTCGGGAGAGGCGCCCCCGGCCCCCTCGGGAGTGCCCGCCGCGGTGGCCGCCCTCCCGCCCGAAGCTCGCGCCGAACTGAAAGCCGTGATGGACAAGCGCCGCGGTGCTCAACAGGCAGACGTCAGCCTACCCAGCACGAAGACCATGTAGAACGCCGCGATTCAACGACGTTCAAGTATTTCCTTGACGGTGGATTAGCGCCATGGCATATTGATTGTGCGGGGCGGCAATCAAGCGGCCCCCACGAAAGGAGCCCACCGTGAACCGCACCATCACCGTCACCCGCCCCCGCGAACGTGCTCCCCTCTTCGTCCTGCCCACCCGCACCGGCGTGGTCGACGTCGACATCCGCGACCACGACGGCACCTTCCTTTGCGCCGCCAACAAGCACGCGTTCACCGCCGGTGGCGCCGTGTTCGTCGAGGTCGCTACCACCCACTACGCCGTCTACGTCGAGAACGACCGCCCCAGCGTGCGCCTCCACTGGGGCGACCTTGCCGCCATGCGCATCAACAACACCGCCCGCTACTGGCTCGGTGTCGCATGATCTCCGACCTCCGCAAGATCGCCCTCGTCCACCACTTCCGCCGCGCGTACGCCGCGACCCAGACCGACGAAGCCCGCCGCCGCCTGTTCGACGCGGAGTCCAGTGCCATCGTCGCCGGTCTGGAAATCTCCCGCACGGTCTAACGGCCCCCCACCCCCACGCCGCCCCGCACCCTGCAAAGGGCCGGGGCTTGTGGGCGTGCAACCCCTGACCCTTGGAGTCCACATGTTCGCCACCCCCACGATCCTCCCCGTCGACCTGTTCCCCACCCGCTACGAGGCGTTCGACCATCCCGGCGTGTGGTGCGTGTTCACCCCCGCCGAGGATGGCACCTTCTGGCACTGTCGCCGCGATGGTGCGCGCTCGAACGTCCGTGACTTCGTGGCCCCCGCGGCCACGGAGTTGGCGGTCTACCACGACCCCGAGACGAACCGCTACGCCGAGGTGTCCGCGCGGAAGTCCGGCGTCATGGTCGACTGCTGGCGCGGCCAGAACGGCGGCGACGTACGGGCCCACATCATGGCCGCCGACGTGACCGAAGCGATCCGCCTCGCGAACGAGTGGTTCGCCGCGAACTGAACCCCACCCCGCCCGGGTCCGACCCCCGGCCACCATCACCCCCCTTGGAGTCTACCATGTCCCTCGTTCTGCTCTCCCTCGCGCTGTTCGGCACCGCTCAACTCCTCGCCGCGTTTGTGGTGGCCCGATGAGCGCGCCCCTCGGCTACCCGACCTCGTGCCTGTCGGCCTACTGCGGGAAGATCGACTGCACTGGATGCCGGTTCCTGCCCGCCCTCAACGCGTACAAGGCGAGGCAGGCGAAGAAGTGACCCCCGCGCAGGTCACCGCCGCACTTGCCGCGTTGCAGGCGGCGATCGAGCGGCAACGATGGCGCCGAGTGCGGGCGAGGTAGAGAGAGGGCCGGCATCCGAGAGGGTGTCGGCCCTTCGCGTTTAGCGGCGCGACACCGCGTCACGGGAGATGGGCGCCACGATGCCGCGCTCCCGCCTCCAGAGGGTGACTCGTCCGCGCTCCACGCGACACGCCCGCGCGAGGTCGACGTCAGTCAGCGTGCCCAGCCGCTCCTCGATGTGGGGCGGGCAGAGGTCCGTCGGGGCGGTGACGTGCCCGCGCACCTCGTGCCACTGGCGCATGATCTGCGGCGCCCGCGAGGTCCCCCGCTCCCATCGGTCGCGGGTGTTGTCGAGGGCTCGACCTGCGATGAGGTGCGCGAGGTTGACGCACTCCTGGTTGTCGCAGATGTGCCGCACCACGTTGCGGACGTGGTCAATCCGCGGGACGAAGGCGCGTACCCTCTTCGCGTTCGGGGGGTACAGGAGTTGATGATCCTGCCGGATCGGGATGTAGCAGGGCGTCGACATGTGGGGCATGGTCGGCCCGTCGAGGTCGATCCGGACGATCGGGTTACGTGACATGGGAGTCTCCAGCGATGGCCGCTGTTGAGGTTCAGTGAGGCTCGGGTCGTGCGGACTCGGGCCTCACGTCATTCTACCACGTCCAACGCCGGTTCGTGGTCTACAGCGCGAGGTCCCCTGAATGGCCGCGCCCTGTCAGCCGTTGACAGGACCACGGGCGAGGGAGTACAGGGAGGGGGAGAGGAATCCGCCATGCTCACTTCGTTCGATCCCAACTGGTTCAACCTGTCCGCCCCCGGCTTCGTGTGGCGGTGTCGCCTGATCAAGCCGTGGAACGCCTTCCACCGCGTCTATGACCAGGAGTGGGCGCGAACCGCCGAGGAGCCCGCCCGTCAGTGGGGATTCGGCCTCCTTCAGATCGGCCACCGGCACCTGCTGTTCATCGGCCACGCCTACATCTACGTGGGGTTCGTCCGTGTGTGGGGGTCCCGATGAGCACCCACCCACCCCTGAACACGCCCCTGTCCGCCTTCACGCCCGAGATGCTGGAACGGTTGCCCGTGGGGTCGAGGTTCGGTGTGCCGCCCGGACACCCTGGCAACGTCGAGGTGGAGAAGGTGGCCGGCGGCGGATGGCAGCACGTCGGACGGGACCGCCCACCCGAACAGGGTGACGCGCTACTCGGTGTGCGCCCCCTCATCCGCGTAGGCCCCGAGCAGGCCGCCGACCCCGGACCCCTGCCGGACCCGTGGCCCGGGATGATCGCTGAAGTCCAGGCAGACCGCGAGGAGGAGTGGGACCGGGGCACGATCCGCCGCGCCTACCGTGCCCGTCACGGCGCCGTGTACGTTCACGTCGACGGACTGGAGGACCCAGTGCAGTGGCGCGCCGACCACATCCGCGAGGTCCGCACCGCGACCGGCGAAGTGCTCTGGAGGCGGGCGTGAGTCGGCCCCTCTCCTCCTTCACCGTCGCCGAGCTTGACGCGCTCCCCATCGGCTACCGGTTCGTGGACCCGAGCGACGG